GATTAATAAGATGTTTGTGAACGCAATCTCCACCGCGAGTATGGTGTGATACCAAACCCACCTTGCCTTATAGACTTCTTGAATGTGTTGATTGTCTCCACTAGGAAGTTTATCTACGATCGCGTTGTCTAACGGGTTGTCTTCAACTGGAGTTTCCAGTTTTGTTAAGATTTTACCAAACCAATTCATCTAAAAAAGTCCTCCAGATTATTTTGTTGTTCTGCGCTCCATCCGATTACCGACAATATGATGTTCATCGGATCGAGATAACCTTTCTCAAACTGCGTATCGTAATCGATGTATTGTTCAAGTCCGAATTCTTTCGGCAATTCACCTGTAGATGCGATTACTTTGTCGCGCAATGGATTTGGTAGTTTTAGATAACAAAACTTAATTTTCTCACCATCTTTTATCTCTTCATATTTTTTAGTGAGACCATGTTTATTTAGTAGATGATTATACAGCAACACACCCTTGACCTGTATCGGTGATCCCTTTCGATAGATCGTATTCTTGTCAGCATAGGATTCAGAATATCTACGGCCATCACTGGATGTTTTCCATGCTGTCAGACTAACACCGCGAGGAAACGCAACCTTGTCAAATTCAAGTGTGTTAAATTCTTCATGAATTTTACTGATAAAATTTTGCGTGGTCTTTTCATCAGAGTTCATAATCAACTTGAGTGTTTGTTTAATATACTCACGGATCACCGACGGTGTTGAAGAACGTATTGCTTCAATGCCCATCATCTTGAGTTTGGGTTCATTGTATCGAACACCCTCGCTGTCCCAGACATTCATGATGTATCGTTTCTTGGCAGTCCAGATCGCCTTGTCGCCAATGTTCTCGCGCTTCATAATCATCTTCTGATCATATGCATTCATGTAGTCTTTCAGTTCTAGGTAAGATTTATCGATGAATGGTTCAATCTTCTCACTGGCAATCTTATCAAGAAAGTCGACGGGATTATCAGGTAGAACACGTTTAACCATTTCATCAAAACAAATATAGACCGAGTCAGTATCAACTGCGACAACATAATCTTTCTCAGTGCCAAGGACTTTGTTAAGATACTCGTTGATTCGTTTTTCAATCCAACGAATAGATAACTGACCAGACATCGTGATTGCTTCAGCATTCTTTTGTTCGAACCAACGGAAGTATTTGTTAGCGATGGCTCCGTAGGCAGAGTTCAGTAGAATCTTGAGAGCATATTGCATATTATGACTGCGGGATATCTCTCGCTCTAAGTCTGGCGTTGGGTTCTTTTGATATTCCTGTTGCGCTAATATCATTTTCTTTTTGTAGTTGACCCTATCGTTATACATGTTCTGCATTAAGACAGACAGAAAACCCTGTTTATCTTTGCGGTAGAAATTGCCGTTGGGTGTGACAGTGAGATTGCTCTCCTTCAGTTTTGATGTATCAATAGATTTATTAAGAAAAGATTCAACGCTAGATTTTGCAGCAATATCACCGAGATTGAATACATTTCTTCCTTGTTCGCGAGTATCGGGTGAAACATTATATTGCATAATTAGGTGAGGGTACAAACTGTTCAGGTCAAACGACATCACCCATTCGTGCATACCAACTTGCGGTTCTTTCACGAACCCGCCAACAATCTGACCAACATCATTGTTATATGGTTTCTTTGTTGGAATGACTATGTTCTGATCCATCAGATAGTTGTGTATAATCGTGTCCCAAATCTTGAGAGTTGATAAACCATCTTCGTAGTTACAACCCGAATCATAAGTCAAAGCAAAGATCACATTTATAAAACCGAGTTGCTCTTCAAGCATAAAGATCAAATCAACATCTTTGATATTGTATTCAATAAATTTCTGATAGTCCTCTTTGTATAACGTATAAAGATTACCGTGTTCTGAGTAGTCAATCTTTTTCTCACCGAGTTCAAGTTCACAAATATAATCAAGGCGATAAGATTCTCTGGGTTGTAACTGAAACTTTTTATACACTGCCATGTAGTCTAGATTAGCAATGCCATGTAGTTCGTAACCCTGACTCTTCTTTGTGCCTAAGGTAATGTTATACTCGCGAATCTTTCCCCACGGCGACAATCGACGAACATGATCCTCACCGAGTAGTTTGCGAATCCGATTCACAAGATAAGGTATATCAAAGAACTCGGTGTTCCAACCAGTCAGCGCGTCAATATCAAACCCTTCCCAAGCCTTTAGAAACTTGCGAAGGAGTTGTATTTCATTCTCACACTTGAGATAGTAAACATTCTTATCATCTGTTACGAAGTCGCCGCAACCAATCACGACAGTCATGTTTCGTCGCTTGAGTGTAATCGCAGTGACTTCTTTTTCTGCCACGCCAGGTTCGGGGAATCCATCATCAGACGCCACCTCGATATCGAGTGCGACAATGTTGATCTTGCTGGTGTCAGGTTTAATGTTCTTATAGTTATCGTAGATATAAGTATAGGCGAATCTATCGTAACCATAGATAGACATACCGTCGACATTATCATATTTTTTTATAAAATCTTTTGCATCGTATATGCTTTTGATTGAACTGACTGGTTGAACCGGATTGTTATGTATGTCCGTGTAACCTGTCACATGTGTCGATGGTGTGAACATCATCGGTTCATAAGTGTACTGTTTCTGTACTCTCTCACCATTCTCATCAAAACCACGAAGATAAATATGATTACCATGGTTGAATACATTTGTGTAGAATGGTGAGAACTGTTCATCTCGGACAACGGATTTCTTCATATGATACTCCAACTCATTAAACTAATTATAACTCATTGCGAAGGCAAAGTAAAGATGAATAGAGAAAATATTTTCGAACAACTCAAGATTGATGAAGGTTGCATATATGAAATCTATGAGGACCATTTGGGGTATAATACATTCGGCATCGGTCATCTGATTACTGTTGATGATCCAGAATTCGGTCTATCAATCGGCACACCTGTATCGGAAAGTAGAGTGCAACAGGCTTTTGATAAAGATATTTCTGCGGCGATTGATGATTGTTTCTCTGTGTTCGGTAAAAGGATTTTCAATTTCTTCACTGGAGAAGCTCAGGAAATACTGGTTAACATGATGTTCAATTTAGGTCGTACTCGGTTTGTGAAATTTAAAAAAATGATTGCTGCTCTTAACCGATTTGATTATGAAGAAGCATCTAAAGAAGGCCGTGATAGTCTGTGGTACGAACAGGTGACCAATCGTGCTGAAAGACTGATGTCGCGACTTGAAGTTCAATGATTTTATAAATAATATGTATGAAATTACTGTCAATATTTTACACTATACTTTTGATTGGTTGTGCCGAAATCACACACGTTGATGGCGAACTACCGAAGGTTAAACTTGTTGGCGCTGAAGAATACTGCACAGAAGAACTCAGAGCGAAGGTGAAAATGGATGAGTTCTTAATCACATGTACCATGAGGTTATAGTAAAAGGGCGACCGAAGTCGCCCCACGATCACGCCTTAGTTTTTATATCATCTTTCTTTTCAGCAACATAATACCAGTTTCCTGTAATAGGATTCTGTTTATGATTCTCCGACAGTTTCCAATCAATCACAACTTTAATTTGTCGTGCCTTGACCGCAACTTCTTCGATATTATTTGCTGAAGCGAAAGATGAGAAAAGACAAAGGCATATAATTGCCCAGTTTTTCATCTTAGTCCTCTGTGAGTAGTTGTTTATCCGTTTTTTCTTTCCACCTTGTGGAAATCGGGATATTGCGCGGACGCTTTTCTTCGGGAAGAACTACTTTCAGGTCAATGACCAATAGTCCGTCTATGAAATTAGCTCCGTCTACAACAACGTGTTCAGAGAGTCTAAAGGTTCGTGTGAACTTCTTTGCAGAAATTCCATGATGTAGATACGCGCGATTCTCTGGATCCTCAGGTTTGTCACCAGTTACAACCAGTAGACCTTCTTTAACATCTACAACGATGTCATCAGAAGAGTAACCAGCAAGTGCCAGTTCTACCGAGAATTCAGTTTCAGTGTGTTTGACTACGTTGTGTGGAGGATAGAGTTTGTTGTCGGACATATCTGACAGTCGCTCTATCTCCGACCAAACGTGATCAAAACCAATGAAGTGTGAACGCGGGAATGAAAATGCTTTAGAAACCATAACAGTTCTCCTTATATTAAGCAAGATTGTTGTTAACCTCTACCGGATTATTCCGCGTAGAGAAGTGTCGACCCGATCCCACGGTATCGACAAATTCTATTTATATATTTACCTTCCTACTTCTTGTAAATAGATTTCTTCTTCAATGTAACAGTCAGATGCACTACCATTGTGCTACCGAGGAAGGTGGTGCCGCCACAAGGAATCGAACCTTGGACCTGATGCTTACAAGGCAACTGCTCTACCTGCTGAGCTATAGCGGCAAACCTGTAACTATGAGTTATTTGTTTTCTACAAACTCATAAAGTTCTTTAGCACGGTTATTGATTTGATCAGACGTTGGCATAGGCGGAATTGCATTAATCAATTCATTAGATAATCTCTTTGCCTTATCAACTGCCTCCGGATAATTCTGGATCAAATCAATAGCTGTTTCAACTTGATTGTGAAGTTGCCAGAATGCATTCATCTGAACGTCATACTGTTGCATCTCAAGATCACGTGCCATTGAGAGTACATCGAACCGAAGTTCATAAGGTGTTTTGTTAGACATAATAGTCTCCTTGTGTGTGTTGTGTGTGTTGAGCAGTTTTCCACATGCTCAGGTGGTATGTTATGATTCAGATATGCCACTATAGATTATCTAACACATTCTGCGGTGAAGATTCACCATAGGGATCATCTGCTGCTTCGTCAGTGAATCCTGTTTCTACGCATTTTCTATTACCCTATTTCTTAAACTGGTCGTACTAAAACTGTGCGATCTCCGATTGAAATATATATTTACCTTCCTACTTCTTGTAAATATTTTTCTTTTGTTTGTTCCCAGTCCATAAAGATCAGATCGTCATAGTAAAGCGTTTCGTCAGATACACGATCATTCTTAATGAGACTTTTAATACGTTTGCTGGCATACTTATTCTTCCACAACTCCGTCAAATATTCGGTGCTTGTGTCAAAGAGAGGACGTAATTCAGACTGTTGACATTCTCCTCGCAAAAATTCTCTTGTGTTATCATACAATGGTGAGAAGTAAATACCGCGGGCATGTTCAGCGCTAATCAAGGTCTTGTCGATGCCAAGTTTACTGTATGTAAAATGATACGACCGGTTACGGTGATCGCGTTTTGCAGGTTGCCCTGATGGTTTGATTGCGCCATACCACTCGAAGTATTTGTATGTATGGTTTTTGTGCAACCAACTACGCATCAAATACTGTGTTTTTTTGGTCGCTTGATATGCAACACTACCTGAACTATAACCCATTTTCTTCCAGTGTTTCAGATTATCATATTGCGATAGGCCACCCTGTTTTGTTTTACCGTAGAGTGAGGTTGTTGTAACTCCAACCAATGTATCGCCATACTGACTTTTCCAATCATTCTGTATAGTATCAGACAAACACAGAAGAGCGAGCAACTTACCGCCAACATAGTTAAAACCCAGTGGTTGAGTTGGCACAATAGTCGAACCAATGGCCGTATAGTTGATCATATGTCCTTGAGTTTTCTTTTCACGTTCCCAACCAATCCACTTGTCACGCGGTGTAAGATCAAGGAAGTCGGATGATATACAGATCACACCAAGATACGTTTCTGTCACTTCATCAATCACAAGATAGTTTAGATTGCGACCTATGTTCGCTGAGTTTTTCATTGTCGAGGTAAAGGTACGAATTGCATTCCACTTTTCAGGTGTATTCGTTTTATTTGATGTCAAGATGAGTTTCGGAGTCAGTTTCGCATAACTTTCTAAATTATCTGGTCGCCAGATGTTATCTCTCATCTCTTCAACAATCTTTGCGCGAGACGCATCGCAAAGTTGACTTTCAGGACCCCATAAGGTTTGTACTTCCCGAGTGGGATATTTGATATGCACTTCTTCCCACTTCTGGTAAAGTATATATTCACCGACAGTCATTTGCGACACATGTGCCAAGTCTTTAACGAGAGCATCTTTTAGCTCTTCATCGGAGACATCTTTTATTTCTTCGGGGGGATTTTTCTTTATCCAGATTTTATATTGATCTTCAATCGGTAGATGTGCATAGTCAGACATTCTAACACATTCTTTTTCCGACGAAGCTTCTATACCTAGAAGAGATGTAAACATAACTTACTTTCCATTATATAATGATAATCAGTTCAGACGTAGTAATGCCACGCGGTACTGGAGATTTCTTCTTCAATGTAACAGTCTGCACTAATGTTTTGTTTCGCCCAATGTAGTTCATTGATCATGCGATTATACCACTGCCGGTCATACTCCGAATGACACTTGGCAGCGTCCTTCTTTAGTTGACTAATCCTCATATCAAGATATTTGGATACATCTGGTTTTCTGTTTCTACGCATTTTCTATTACCCTATTTCTTAAACTGGTCGTACTAAAACTGTGCGATCTCCCATTGAAATATAAATTTATCGATCGTTCTTTACAAATAGATTTGCCTGTGAATTCGGTTTTTCTGTATTCTTCACCTAGTATACGAACATTAATAGGCAATGTCAAGAGTAAATCTTCTAAATCTTGTTCGGTGTTATATACTACAACTTCATCAACATATTTTACAGCGCTCAGTTGTATCTGTCTCTCGATAATACTCTGTACTGGCTTGTTCTTTGTGTTTGGTCTATCAAATGTTGGATCATTTTGCAAACCAACAATCAGAAAGTCACATTGACGTTTTGCTTCTTCCAACATAGTGATATGACCTGCATGTAAAAGATCAAACGCAGATGCTGTAAACCCTATTTTACCGCAGTCTTTATATTCTAGTTTCACAGTTTTTCATACCTGACACAAAAGTGTCCCATCTTAATCGCATATCTCACTTTCTGATTCTGCGAGTTGGTTGCGTATACGACACTGTTCGCGTTCTACCAGTTCAAGTCTTGCCCACTCTGCCGATGTCAGGTCACGCTCTTTCATTTCATCACGATAATATTTTGCCACTTGAGCATATCGTGTGCTTTCACTCATTCTTATCCTGGTAGTTAAATCTTCTTCTAAGTTTTTTTGTGCAACATTCTGAGGTTGTTGACTCACTTCTAACTCGGTGTTATCTATAAACTCTGTGCTTAAAAACATATACCCAGCAAACACACTGCCTATTAAACTAAAAACCAGTACAGTCGCTTTAAGGTGTTTGTCATCAAATTCTACCTGTCGTTTAGTCATCCGTTACTCACATATTTGTAAAGTATTGTCTTCAACACCTTCCTTGGACTTGAGAGTGAAATCGTTTTTAAGGAGTGTCGAATCGGATTGTTCGTTTATTTTACTATAGGTCATCCGTGTTCTGTTCATACTCTCAACCGCATTGGATTTATCAGTACCGTTATTATATATCAATCCTGATTCTGGATGTTCCCAAGTTATATCCGGAGAACTAAAGAAATTTGTGTCACGGTCAGCATAACTCATAATGCTACCATATCCTTCGAAGTCGGTATCAATAGTTTCAGGTATAATCCATCCATACGAGTAATTATACTGTCCGGATTTTCTCGATTGCGGACTATATTGATCGCGGTCGTGCATCATTCCCAAGTTGTGTCCAACCTCGTGTGAGAATGTAATATTACCTCGATCATCGGGAATGCGATTATCTCTCTGATAACACTGTATGAATCCTTTGCTATACTGTCGTTCCAGTCGGTTATTGATCCAGGCTGCGCCACAAATTGTTGATGGTCTTGGTTCAGCAAAGATGTATGCCAAGTCAGCGTCATATTCATTCATATCGCTATCGACGGGTTCATACCAAAGATTTGACTCGTCGGGATCACGAAAGTCTTCGAGAAGTTCTATTACATCTCTTTCTGGATCAATTTCAGTTTCAATGTATGCAATAGCATTCAGATTGACATAAACACCACTCGCGGCATACAACTTGTTTGCCGCATCAAACTCTCTGTCAATTAACTCCTGATACGAACTTACACCTCTTTTTTCAAGGTCGAGATTGATGTCAATGTATACCAGAATATCTATTTGTGCAATCTCAGTGCTTTCTGGATTGTAGATGAAATTAATCGGGGTTCGTTGAGGTTGACCATCACAATTTATATAGTTGAAGAAATCGTTATCCTCATCAATCACAGTTTTTGAGTATTCGCTCTCACATACTGTCTGTTCTAACCAAAGATTAGGATCATCTGGATATACATCCTCTTCGTCATTATATCCATCACCATCGGTATCAGGTATGTAACCACATTCCGTGCTATTTGTTTCTATCAAATTGATTTCAACAGTGCCATCACTGTATGTAACTTTCCGCAACAAATCAAATGAATCATCATCACAATACTGTGCATCACTCACAATGGTGACGGGCGCAGGACCGCTTGACCCTCCGCCACACGCAACTAAAAAACATAATAAAAAAAGAAAACAATTTTTACTCTTCTGAAAATTGTCCATCGCCTTTATAAACTCCTATTCCAGGATAATATACACCCTGGGTGTATTTAGGCATTCCATTGGCATCGTATGCCATATTGAGACAAACAAAATTCATTTTCAGTTCGCGCCTTTCGCCATAATACCCAGACAACCAAACGCCAGAGGAAAGGTATGTTTGCATACTTCGAACATATGCTTCAAGAGAATACCACGCGGCCTTCTCTTTCACATCTTTAGACAATTTATGTTGCCTTTTCGCTTTGAGTTCTTCGCGACATGCTTTAATCCAAGACTTCACCCTAACAGCTGACAGGGGGTGATCATCCTCCAGATTACGAATGCTTTCGTGAATAGAAACATTCTTAGCGGGTGCCTTTGCTGCTCTTGCCAGCGCCAGTCGTTCTGCCGCAGCAGCACGTTGCTCAGGCGTCATTGGTTTTCTTTTCTTACGAACTTTTTCCATCACATTTCCCTTAATATTGTAGAGGCAAGTAAGAATCCCGAAACGGCATTCAACATAATCAGGGCCCGATCTTTCCAAATGATCGAAACCCAAGTCCATAGTATAATGCCTAAGAACCCAATTGTCAAGTCATACATCCGATATTCGGGACCTGCTGACCTCATTGCCAAAGAAGCCATTATAAGAATCGAAGCAACCCACTTTAAGTACCAGTCAAAATTTTCCGGATACCATTGTCGATCTGGTTTTACTTTACCTTTCACTAATCGTATTCCTCCTGACATTTCAAATCATAAGTGGGTGCATTCTCATGATACACGACACACTTCTTCGGTACAGGCATGTCAATATAATCTTTCAAATCAAAATGGTAGTATGCTACAACTAAAAAAGGAACCATACCAAATAGTAATGCTAAACTTTGATAATAATAAACCCTTTGATCTCTGGTCATTTCGTTCTCCCATTTACTGGCGTGGTATATTCGATGTTTCTCTTCCGGAAAGAGTTTCACTGACAGCGTAGTCAGTATTTTGATTCGCGTCAAAAATATTGAATAACATCTCGCGTAGATCGTCTTTGGTCCAGTCACCACCCAACTCAATGAGTTCCTTGCGACGAGCAAAATAATATGCCTCCACCGCATTAATCTCCTCAGAGAGATTGCCATATGCTACCGAACGAATTTCGTGTGCGTTCATCATGATCAAACTCCCTAACTATGGTTACCATTTTCGCGGCATTGCCACGATGCATAAAGCTGTTCTAAAATACAATCTTCCACAGCGTCCAGTTTAATACTGAGCGAGTCGTCACCGTTTTGATAGGCTTTGTTGCTCTTGCTTATGAGAGCAGATCGGATTATTTGTACTTGCTCGCCAGTTAGTTCTAAGTTAAAATTCATTACGCAGCCTCCTCGACTTTGACAAATTTAATTTCACGCTTACCATCCTGATCCTGCAACCAAGTACGGAACCCTATAACACGATTGCTCATATCGTAGGACTTCTGATCTCGAAGACAGGCGAGAACACCGTCCTCAAGCCAAGCATAAATGGCAGTGTCCCACTCCTCAACTACCGTATCAGGATTGAAGTCGATGTCATCGACCAACAACTCGCCAACGATAAACTCCTCGGAGTAATCAGAGCGATGTGCAATGCAACGACCCACATTGGCATAGAATCCAGCGTCCTGCGCCTGTTCGAGAGTACACTCGACAACATAGGTGTCACCACCTTTGTTCTTCCAGTACTGAGGACATGCACCCTCACCGTCCCAGTCGTGGGCACCATAGTTCTCACGGAATTGTGTGTAGATAACTAGTTTCATCGCAAATGTACCTCATGGTTAGGGTTATGCCAGAACTCTGACACGTCTGCATAAAGAACGACACACTGGTCGTGTTGATAGTACTCACGCAGGTTTAAAACAAAATTGGTTAGGGTAGAACACCACTCTTGGGTGATGTCGTTACCATAGTTCCACCTATCATAGGCAGACTTGATGTAAGACATGGGTAACGGGGTAGGTAACTTTTTATTCATAATCACTTACTCTCTCATCTCAACTTATGTAACCATTATATGATAAACCAAGGTCTAAGTCAATCGTTCAATTTTCTCAATAAAATCAATGACTTACGCGGCATTTGATACGGCCGCAGAGGAACGATCTCCCCAACGATCATAGTTTTCCTGCACTCTCACTGTTAGTTGATCGCGAGATTGTCCTAGAAGACGTTCGGCCTCGTCCAGTGCGTTGGTGGAGTGATATTCGATGTTTGCTGCGGGGTCTATAATTGTTCGCGCAATCAGCAGTTCGCCGCATACATTGTGGATCGTGATTCTTTTTGCTAACATGATTGATTCCTTATTGTTGCATTCTAGAAATTTCTGTAGCCTGTTCTTGATTGATCACTGGGACAAGATTGGATTTGTGCATCGTGGCAATGCCGCGTACAAGAGTGCCAGTGTATTTTATCGGATCGACCCGAGAGGTAGAACCGTCACAACTTTCACAGGAAGGGGCATTGTCGAAGATTGTTTCTCTCCTATATGCCGAAGTTACTTCTAACTTGCGAAAGGCCGGTGATTTGTATTTTCCATATACCTCACCCTTGGTCACTTTCTTTTTTCGCTTTCTACCTGTTTGATCATAATTTAGATTTGCATGGAACATAATATACTATCACAATTTTGAACACAGTCATAATGATACTATAAAAAACTTACAGTGTCAATTGATTTTCTTTAACTCGTAATCAAACTTTTCCGTACAACGAAGTTCAATCCGACTGTTGTCGTTTGAAATGCCTATCAGTTGATTTTGTGTGAGTTTATCAATACGTCTCATTCTAAAAACTTTTTTTGATTTTATTTTAGTCTTCATCGTTTCGGATTTTATTTCTTCTGACACAAACCAGATGGACACTTCAAATAAATTTGGTTGAAATATTTTAGCAATAGGTTCCCAGAAACGCAACAGTGTTTTCTTCATTTGTTTTTACCGTCTCCACTTGAACTGGTATATAACCCAAACCACGCGGCACCGGTGCCGACAATAATGCTGATCAATCCCGACTGTTCAATAGTTGGATTTTCGAGGTTCATAAACCACATGGTCGAATAATACAATAAGAAGGTGTATACACCTAGGAAAACTCTGGGAAATATTCTCCAAGCGTCCACTGCTTTGGCTAAGTCAATCCAATTCTGCCATTGATTCTGGCTACTGTCTACAGTCTTCGTATCAACTTCTAGTTGAATCTGTAATGTCCTTTTTTCTATATCCGACATAAGTGACCTTCAAAATTTATTTTTATTGTAATATTTGAATAGGTGCCACACTTTGATAACAAGGCAGTGGCCTCCTCGGAAGATTATGCCGCTAGGGCTATATCTCCATAGTAGTTGTCATTTGCAGCAACTATAGTTTTGAACCACCGTTTTTACAGTCAGCGTTCATGGACTGATTCTCCACATTGCTTTCGGTTGCCCGTCGATTCCGTAACGCCCCCATCAAAAGTACACTACCCGCTTTATCAGATACGTTCCAGACTTAACTGGAATAGTGTACTTTTGGTGGAGGCGGCGGGAGTTGAACCCGCGTCCGCACTTCCTATTTACAATGTTTCATCGAATAACTTTATTTATAGTATTAGAGTTTCATTACTTCATCAGCATACACATACTGATATTTATGAGCCTCAACTTCCCAAGGCAGATCAAAATAATCAACCTTCTGCGAATCGATTCGTCGTCCTTTCCAGTTACATACATCCAACATTGTTACCAAATCCCGAAGTTCACCTCGGGCATATTGTTTGACATGGATCATCTCATGAACGATCGTGGCAACGAAGTCGCGATTGGACAACTTGGTGTCCACACGAATCTCGAAATCGCGGGGCAATCTATTCTCACAGTCGATATAGTTACAGTCGCCATGTATACCCTCTCGATCCTCAAGACTTGCGTCACCCAGTATTTTGACCGACAAAGATTTTGCCATGCGCGGCATCATTTTAGAAACATAAAAATCAATAGTCTCGAATGCCAGTTTCTTCTGTGCCTTTGATAACTTGCGATATCTTTTTTCGGTCAGTATCATTAACTTACATCCTTTTCGGTATACTTCCAACTCAGAGATGGAAATTCTGTTTTAAGTAATTTCGTTAACTCTTCCGCTAACCATTGATTGCAAGCTGTCCAAGTATAGGGCGATTCGGTCTGACCCTCATATGTTATCATATATATCAATGCGTCTCTCATATTGCCAGTCCCATCATAATACCCAACATTGCTCCAAGTGACATCATCACTAAAACTCCGATCACTGTGTCTTTCATTTACAATACCTATTGTGAATGTATATGTCGAGTCGTTTTGCGTTATCGTATTTGTTGCCGACGAGATCACCCCAACGATTATATCCACAACCCGCTATCTTTTGTATTGGTTCGCGTCCTTTGACACTCACTTGGACATCAGATCGACTTGATGAAATAGTAAGGCGAATCGTTTTCAGAATTTCCATATCTACAAATGATTTTGGATCTAATGAACAAACATATGCCGGGGTGCGATTAGGTTTAACTTCCATAACAAATTTCTCTCAACTGAAAGACCATTATAGGATAGTTCTAGGTCTATGTCAACCTTTTTATTTTTATAATAAAATCAATGACTTACGCGGTATCAGAGTTCCCAGTCAAGATGAATATCGAACCTACATTCGCGGTCACTCAAAGATTCGAAGCTGACCTGACATTCGTTATAACCTCTATCCTCAATGGTGCGGACGGTAACTGACACATCCGGCATAGGTATAACGGCACAGGAACAGACTGACACAAAAATTAACGCCAGTATGAGTTTAGTAGAATACTTCTTCCGCATGTCCTTCTCTTAACATAATTTTGGTTAAGGACATCTGAGAATCATATTTTGCATCATAAATTTTGAAGTCGCCGATGATGCGACCATACTTACCCAACTCACCATAATACTTGCGACTCAACAACACCTGTTTTGATCCAACGGGTAAAAGTTGTTCAACAAATTTCGCGGCACTCAGTCCTCGTTCTTTTTCTTCTAGGTCTCTCGTTCTGACCTCGGGCGCATCAATGTTGAATAACCGTATTCTCTGATTTGATAATACGACATTGAAACCCAAATCGATCGAACAATCAACCGTATCTCCGTCAACTATTCTTTCTATTGTGCAATGATATTCATACATATTGTGATCCGTAGAACTTAATATTAGAGTCAGAACTGTCTATAATCATACAGTCCTTTCTGAGAACGAAATTTATGTATCCTGATGGTTCTAACGATTTGAATTCAGTATCATTGCCGTCATCAAGTAAAGGAACATAATGACCAACATACTTGGAATACCACATAGATTGGTCTCGGCATCCTGTAATCAGTAATACTTTAGTCTCAAACACTGTTGACATTTTATAGATCGTCATCGAGAATGCTGATACAACCATCAACTATTTCACGACTCTCAACATATTGTTTAACCTGTGATTCCACTGCTTCAATGATGTCGGGGTGTTCACCAATACCAACGGCGCGTTCATATACATTAATGTTAACTAACGCAGTACCCATCATTGCTTCATGCTTTTTTTGTATTGCTAATAAAATATCTCGTTTCATGTTGTCATTGTCCACGGTTTACTCCACATCAGTTGTTGCGATTCCACAACAGGAATCATACGATATCACCGAATCCCACCGAAAAGATCGCCAAGAGTCCAAATCAACTTCATACACCGGTTGCACCTCTTCATTCACACTCCTGTCAGTGTTCTTTGGCACCTTATCGGATGGAATCAAATCGTTGTTTAAGGTGCCGGTAATGGTTCTTTCGGTACCATCTTTTTTTGTAAAGGTTATCTGACAAAGACCTGATCTCAGATAGTGTTCAATTTCTTTCTTAATCATCATTACCTCTCAACCCTCTAAAATCACTTGTCCCAACGCGAACTTAACTTGGTCTTCATTTAGTCCTAACAAACGAAGTTCTCTTTCTGCGACATCTTTATCAATTTCAAAATTTCGAAATTGTTCTGCAATCTCCTGCACTTTAAATGAATCTTCAAACCTTGTCATAAACAACTCCTCTCTATGATTAAAATAAAAATCGTGCATGATTTATAATCCGGTGATCAGATTGTAAATCTCTCTCCAGTTGTTTAACCTAAGTCCCGGACCTTCATAGTTATAGTTATAATCTTGCGCCATTAGAATGCCATCTAAACCCATTTCAACACCAAGGTCGCAGTTGGACATTTTATCCTCCAACCAATAACAACCACTGTCCCGATAGGGTTCAAGTGCCTCGTCCTTGTCAGCACCGCAATCGAGTATAATAAACTTCTCAAATGCGGTAGGTCCAAAAAGTTCGCAGAGATTTTTAACTCGCAAGTGTTGCGCGTATTCAACATCCGTCTGCGAAGTGATTACATGGAAGACATAACCATGCTCTTCGTGTAACTTGCGAACATATTTAATCGCGTCTAAATGTGGTGGTATTTTGCGAATCCATGCTGACTCATTAAACATCCGTGTTAAACGGGACTTATCGGCCATACCAATGTCATATCTTTCTTTGATAGAATACATATGGGATGCATTATTTTGTATTTTGTAACCGTGCTTTCGCATCCACATATCGAAGGAGTACATCCAGTCTACCAGAACGCCATCACAATCAGTCAAAATCAATTTTTCTTTCATCATTTAGTCCAATCTCGTGTAACTTCATCAATGTCAATCAGGTCTCTCTCCGACAAGCTTGTAAGGCAGTCTTCTATGCCGTTCTTATACGCTTCATGCATGGCATCGCCGGACCTGCCTTTATATACGCCATAGTAATATGCTATTGCCAGAAGTATGGTTGCGATGAATGTGTGTAACAATGGATTCATGTCTTTCTCCTATCTCTTCATATAGTATATGTGATACGGAGTGGATTGTCAACGTTTTTTACCAATATTATATTTTGTTATCAAATCCCAGTCCATCTTGTCTCTGTGTGCGATGATTTTAATTTGATTTAATTTTACTAAGGGTTCTGCGATTGATGACGGGTCAACAATATCAATGAGTTCCCAATCCGAGAGAAGTTGAATGATTGTGTTCCTTCTTCCTCTATCGTCATCAGAAAAATTGGTTGGTTTACCATCCAAAGCAAACAGTTCTTTGAAGTGTGTGATGTAATACTTGCCGCGTTTGTGAAGTATATGGCAAGACTGATAGAGTTTTTTTTCTTTAGGTGAAACAATACCTATGCGTGTAAGTGTCTCTCTGACTTTCAGAAAATCATCTTCGCTTTTAAGTACCACTTCAATTAATGAGTCCACTATGTTTTTCATGTACCACCCTTTTCTAATTTACTTTTTATTGTTTTTATTTCAAACTCAGAAAGTATGCTTAGGGCTTGTAGTGTCTTATGATTGTTGTATCCATAATACTCTTTGACCGATGCAAAGTCATCACTTTCCGTGGGTTTGAACCACTTAGAAAATCTCTTCCTTTTACGAATGCCGTGTAACAAAAACTCATACTGGAGTTTATTGTCTAACTCATGAAGTCGATTCATTTCGTTCGCATGGACAATCGTATCGTAAAAATAAGATAATCCCCGATTCACCATAAAGGGATTATAATCTTTTTCAGCGAGATCGTCGTTCTCGCTATCTCGCATCATGTTTTTCTTTATTGTGTTGATAGAGTTCAGATAATCAAATGGGTTGCTCACGGTTAACTCTCTCCTCAATCACGGCGAGTAATGTTTCACACTCGTCACATATTAGTATTTCACCATCAGTGACAACTACTTTAGCAGGGTTATCACCAAGTTCATTTTCTTTACAAACATTGCATAACATAGTTTTATTTATCTGAACTGTAAGTTCGCCATACATTCAACAAGGCAGGCCGTCAGATTTATTTCGTGGTCGGCGACGAATGCTGCCTTGTATTGATAGTCACCGAGGATTAGTACCAGTTCAGGAATACTATTGGTCTCAACGAAGTCACTGGACTTATCATATATCTTCCGAAAGATATCAGCAGCTTCAGCGTCAGAGTTCTCAGCAACCCATTTACGGACTTCGGTGAAGTTTTTATCTTTGAGAGACTTGACAAGTTTAGATAGAGACACCTCTTGAACATTGGAAAGAATGCCTGTGTCAATAGTTCCAGATACACTGTATCTCTGTAACTCATTTAGGATTCGTCGATTGTCTGGAAAATATTTCTTCACAACTTCAACGACAACTGATTTGTCAAAAGTAATATTTTCTTTGGTTAAAATCATACAGGCGCGTTTAAACATTTGTGCCGCAAGTTCCAACCTTTCTTTCTTGTCTAACTTAAAGTCTATCACCGAACACCGAGAATGTAGTGGTTCAATGATTCGATTCTTAAAGTTACAAGTCAGAATGAATCCGCAGTTCTTAGAGTATTCCTCCATGAAGTTGCGAAGAGCAGGTTGAGTTGAGTTTGGATTCAGATAATCTGCCTCATCAAGGATGACATACTTGCGGCCGCCTTGTAGTGAGACTGAAGAAGCAAACTGTTGAATATAGTTTCGAAGTGTATCAATGTTGCCGTTCATAGAACCATTGATCACGATATAGTCACATTCAAGTTCTTCAAGCATCGCCCGAGCGATTGTAGTTTTACCTACACCTGCTGAACCTGATAAAATTAGATTGGGTATGTTTCCCTGAGTTACAAACTGTTGAAAGGTTTGTTTGAGTTCATCAGGAAGGATAGTTTCGTCAACTGTTTTCGGCCGAAATTGCTCGACCCATAGGAAGTCATCACGCATAATATACTCATTTCATTCACAAAGATACATAAAGTGGAGCGGCGCCAAGGAATTTAACCTTGCTAATCTCACTGGACGCGAGATTTGTCACAGACTCGCCGCAATAGTAAAAGGGGGCATTGCGCCCCCTTAATCATTTATACAAGGCCTTGAGCAAGTGCCTTGTAACCCGCCGCAACTACTGATCGAGACGCGGTGCCGAGACGATATGTTGAGACGCGAGCGCGTCCTCGTGAATCGGTGCCACCGTTATTTAGATAGATAGGAAAACCTTCTTGACGAAGAGTGTTAACTACCGCTGTTGGATTTGCTGCGCCGAATCGGGCAGAAATCTGCTTTGATGATAATACTTCACCGTTGGTTAAAGCGTTTAGTACTCGCCGTTTTTGTGTCATAATGTTACTCCATTTTTAGTTTCATAATCAGAATCATTTGCGATTCTTTTACCATAGTAACAGATCATTGCTGATATGTCAATATATTTTTAGAAATGTACTGTTGCCCCGTCCCTTCGCGCCAGTACCGGCAATATGTCATATCTGTGCGACATTGCCCCCATTTGTACTTAATTAAAAGTAGAGTTGCTCTCAATGCTAACCCAATATTCAATGTCAGTTGACTTAAAGTTTGCTATACTCTGAGAAGATATGCTTACCTTATAGTTATCACTCAACAGTTTCAGGTTCTCAGTCTTAAACACAGCGACAAACTCTTTATCAGTTTCTCCCACGGTGATGTCGTATTTATCAGAAGTTGGATTTTTGGTATCCAGTGCGCGAAGAAGTATTTCTCCACCTTCACCAATGACTGCCAGTTCAGGCAATGATAGAATGCCAATCGCCTTCATCACTTCATCAAGGTTATCTTGAGTAAGATCAAATTGTATATCGAAATTATCAACTTCAATTTCCTTGTTTGGAGGAACAACGATTGTACTTGGATCAGCGTATGTATAACTAACAGAACGGCCCTCGGACTGAATGCGTATCTTTCTCTCTTCAAGTTGAAAGGTTGGATCCGCGAACATTGATGAGATACCTAACAGTCGAGATAAATCGTAGATAGCAAAGTCACCATCAACCACATCTTCAAGGTTTGCTTTTGCCAACATCGTCCTGTTAGGCGAAATGGTTCGTAGTGTTTGACCTTCATTAAACTGAATGGAAGGATTGATTGTCGCAAAATTGCGAAGTACTTGCGTTGTGCGAGTGCCAAATTTCATAATATATTTCTCCGATTACTTCTTTTTACCAAGTTTTGATGGGTCAGCAGTTGCCGCCGCACCGACAGAGGCGAGATGCGCGAGCGATCCACCAAATATGTAAGAACCAACATGTTTCAGTTCCATCCAAGGGCACAGCCAAACTTTCATACCCATTCGTTGTACGTTGTAACAGAACATATAATCTTCAGATAAGTATCTGTTGGAATATTCCTTACGATCTATACCATAACGTTTATCGGCGAGAAAGTCAATAACTTCTTCTTTTGTAGGCGATTTATTTTTCTCATAGAATGCGGTGATCTCAGGTACAAGGTTCTGTGACTTGTCATCAATGAGTGCGTCAAAGTATGCCATGATCTCCCGCGTACCATCAAAGTTAGCAGTGCGAACATGATCTGGTTTGTAATAGAACTGTGGGTATGCTTCAGCATATGCCTCAAATGTTCTTCGTTGAATCATCATAAACCCTGTGCCGCCTTCTAATACTTCACAAGGTTCACCGATCTTAATGTTATTGCCTCCTGTTTTAGGATTGAATACATAGTCACCGACATAGTTCTCAAGTTGATTCGGATCATCATCAGCAGCACCGCGATCAACAGCAGCCTTAATCTTTTCCCAAGAGATAGTCTTTTTAGGATAAGGTCCACAGAGAACATTATAGTCTTCGTTCTGAACAGACATAGCTAACAACGCAATCACATCATTGGCATTGAAACCAATATCGGAATCAATGAACATCATGTGAGTGCAATCGCTTCGCATAAACTCGTCGGCGCAATAGTTTCTTGCGCGAGTGACCAGAGACTCGTTGAATAAGAAGTAAAACTGTAGTGGTATTTGATATTTCGCACACAACCCGGTCAAGTCCGCGATTGACCGAGTGAACATGCCGGCGCATTGTCCTCCGTACATAGGTACAGCAAGAAATATTTTTTGATTTCTTAGTTCTTCAACTGGTACATTAATTTCCATGTATCGTTCCTTGTAGAGATTTTATAAGTTTATCTTGTTTCTTCAGCTTTCGCTTAATCATTTTGGTTTTGTGTTTTGCCTTTTCAAGATTATATTTGCTCGCACGAGTCAGATACATGTTGCCATCTAAATGATCGATCTCGTGTTGAAAGGCTCTTGAAACAACACCATCAAATCCGTGGGTTCGTATTTCGTTATGTTCGTCTACGAACCTCGCTCTTATAATTTCTGATCTTCTTATTCTAACAAACAGAAGAGGGAATGTCAAGCAAGTTTCATTCATTACTGCCGATTCTTCTGAATAATATGTAATCTTTGGATTAAAACATATCATTACAGGATCGGTGTTGATAGCAAACACTCTATAAGGAAGTCCGATCTGATTCGCAGAAAGTCCTACACCTTTCCAATCGCCAAGAGCGGTCTTCAGTTTTTCTGCTATCTCTACAGGGTCTTCGGGAGGATTATTGAAATCGAAAGTTTCAATCTTCGTGTGAAGGTGGGGATGGTTCGGTTTCAGGAGTTTCATAGTCATACGGAGTATCTACCTCAATTATTTTAAATTCATCATCATTCTTTTTCAGTTCTTTGCGGGCATAATGCGCCGCCATGTCTTCTTCCATAAACAATTTCAAGAATTTCTTAGTGCGACTCATATTGAGATCAAGCACATCGAAGTAACGATCTTGACTCTGTTCGCGTATAGTAGTAACAATTTTGTATGGCATTATATAATCCTCTAAGCGGCAATTTGAGAAAAATTCTTATTCTTCTCGAACCTAATATTAGAATGAAATTTATCAAACAGCGCATCTCCATGATGGCTGATGACAAACACATTGGTGTCTTTGTTCAGGTCAGTTATGATCTTTAAAAATTCTTCTGTACCTGTTGTATCTAAACTACTGTCAAATACTTCATCCATAATGAGTAGATTTGTTGTTGAGGAGTTACGCAATTTGGCCACCGCTCTCCAAGTGAATAACAATGCCAAATCAATCCTCATCTTCTCACCTTCTGAAAATGATTCATATGTAAACTCATCTCTAAATCGCGACTTAATTTTCTCGTTAAAGTTTTCATCAAGTTCAAACTGAACAAAGAAGTCCATCATCGCGAGATATTTATTCATCAGTTTATTAATGACCGGAACATATTGCCGAACAATTTTTGTTTTGATGCCGCCATCCTTCAATAGAGAATAGGCAATATCATACTGTTCTTTCAGTTGAATAAACTCTCTCTGTTGTTTGGTAGAGTCACTAAGATCGTCCTTAAGCGCGTCTAAGTCATCAGATGAGGTATCTAGTGTGTCACTTACTTCCTCCTGTAACTTTGTCTGGTAGTCGTTTACAGTGCGCCTGGCGTGACTTAAACTACTGGTTAGTGATATGATTTCGTTGTTGAGTTTCGATATTTTTTCCTGTGTTTGAGAGATTTCTCCCAGACGATCATTGATAGACTTATACTCATCAGCGGCAAGAATCAGTCCGTCCTCAAGTTCGCTCTTTTTCATTCGTTGCTTTTCAACATGACCTTCAACGAACGCAGAGTCCAAATCCTGTTTACAAGTAGGACACTCATCGTTGTTACAGAAAAAGTCTATGTCTTTCTGTAAGGATGATACCTTATGTTTGAGTTGATAACTATACTTGTCCATCTTCTTGATTTTATTATCAAGAGAAGTTTTATCATTAATTGTTTCCTGGAGTTTTATCTGTTGATGTTGCGTCAACTCCAATAAAATAGTTATTTCCTGAGTCTCCGCCACGATTTCTTTAATCTTTTCTTCTATAGACTCTCGATTTATTCTCTTCAATGATTGAACTTCATTTAAGTGCTTGTGTGTGAGATGTATCTTTTGTTCAAGCAGTTCAATCTTTTGTTTGAGTTCAATCAGTTGGTCTTTATTCTTGGCGATCTTATCTTTCAACAATATATGCATCTTCGTGAAGATTTCAATATCAAGCAGGTCTTCAATCACCGTTCGGCGTTCATGTGCCTTCAGTTGCATGAATGGTGTGAAGTTTGCAGAACCAATTACTACAATTTGACCGAACGACTTGTGATTTAGTTTGAGAATATTTTTCTCAAGATATTCTTGATACTCACGTATACTTGCATTCTGATCTATTAGAACATCATCGCAGAATATTTCAAACAACGCAGGTTTGATACCGCGGCGAATTAAATAAGATTTGTTCTTGACCAAGAACTCAATCTCAACTAGGCAGTTCTTATTTGTGATACTGTTAATCAACTGTGGTTTGTTGATATTGCGATAAGGTTTACCATACAATGCAAACGAGATGGCATCCAACATTGTTGATTTACCGGCACCGTTATCACCTACAACCAAGGTAGAGGGTGATCGGTTAAGTTTTATTTCGGTAAATTGATTACCGGTGCTTAGAAAGTTTGACCATCTTACGGTCTTAAAGTGTACACTCATTCAATACTCAATGCGTCATGGTATAAATCATAAAATAAATCTTCAATAGGTTTTGCATTATCTAAGTTGAGATTTCCAATATACTTCTTAATAATGGAGACAGTATCTTCCGCTTCATTAATTATGTCAGAATCATCCTCAATGTCAAGATTGAAGTTGTCTTCAACAATCTGTAAATGTGTCGGTAAGTTTAGGTTCAACTTATCTATGAACACATCAAACAGGTATGGATTGTTTTTTTGCTTGACCACAACCTTTACATATGTATTTTCAAGGTGAGAAAAATCTTGATCTAAAATTTCTTGCTCCGTTTTTTCAGTGTCATCATAGAACACCTTATAGAACATTCTATACGGATTCTTCACATATGTCAAGCTCTTTTCTTCAGTATCGAAAATATGAAATCCTCGATCGTCATTATAGTCTGACCAAGTCATCTCATACGGTGATCCGAGATAGTGTATGTTATCCTTCGAAGACTTATGGTGAAAGTGACCTGAACAAACAAGATCAAACTTTTCAAACACTTTATGTGAAAGTCCATGATCATTGACTGCGCCGCGATACATCTCAAAACCAGTAAGTTCTAGGTGCGACATCATGATAGTGGCATCTGTCTCATTCGCCATTGACATACACTTGTCATAGTTCTCATTGTTAATCCAAGGCATCATGAGAATCTCGGTGTCATCAAAGGTGACTTCAGTCGGTGTATCATACACGCGCATGTTAGGATATTCACCGAGCAACAGTGAAGGCGCATTGACTCGGTTCGTATTCTTAAAGTAGATATCGTGGTTGCCTATGATACAATGTAACTCAATATTTCGTCTAACAATTTCGTCAAACCAATAATCACGGCAACGACCAAGAGTATCAAAATTAACATACTTCCGGCGATCGAATATGTCACCCAACTCAATAATGGTATCAATACCTTGTTCTTCAAGATATGGGAAAAAGAATTCTTTGTAGAACTTAGCAAAGAAGTCATGGAAGTGTAGTGAGTCATTTCGAACTCCAAAGTGTTGATCTGTGATTAGGGCAATTTTCATAATATATTAGTCCTTAACAAATTTCTCGACCCCCTTAGGCGCGACATCTTTCTTCGGTTTTTTCTTCTCATACTTCTGTATGATTGGTTGCATCTTCTCATTCTGAATGTCAAAATTGGCGAACGGGTTTCCTTCTTCTTCTGACATATCACACTCAAGCATAAATGCCTCTAAAGATTTATATTTGATATAAGTTTGTTTCTTCTCTTTTTCAATGCGACGAAGAAACGCATACCAAATAATTTGCGTGAAGTAAGCAAAAGGATTCTTAGATTTCTCAGGATTAAAACTATGGACTGCGTTCACACAGTTCTCAATCGCATCAGATACCATCTCGTCTTTGTAAGTGTAACCGACAAAGTTTCCTTTGTTTGAAAGTCTGGTAGAGATTAGAATAAATGCTTCACCTATCTTATTCGGTATCCTCGGCACCGGCTTATTTTCGGCCTTGGCAATTTCTGATGCCTCTTTGTATTCAATTAAGAGTTGATAGAATTCTTTGTTGTTAATATATTCCGCCATGTTACATTCCTATTGTATTGTCGTGTTGCTAGAGTACATTTCCAAGAGTGCTAAAAATGAGTCATCGTCTTTCTCGCTCCCAACATCATCAAATAATGAAAATACATTTGATGTTTTTCCCTTGTTCTCAAAGGCCGCAAGATAGTCGGCTTTTATTTTCTCAATCACTTTTTCGTAATACTCAACAACATTGGGTAACGGATCATTGAATATATGTAATACATTTTCATTGCTAAAGAAGACATTGAACTCGGCAACAAGAGCGCAATACTTCATGAGTGCTACTGTTGGTCGTCTATCTTCATTCAGTGAATATCTTATTATACATGCGCCGCCAATGTCAATACCTCTTTCTGTAATTTCTAAGATTTCACCAATAATATCAGTGCCATCTTTCAATCTAACCATCGCATATTTCATTCGACACCAACCTTATAAAATTTATATTCAAACTCTTCCTCATCATATATTTTGACACGCTCAATTAAGTGACGCATAGTAAAGTTCAAACTCTTTTTCCAAGTCAAGTCATCAGCAATATCATACAACACCGCCTTTTCCTTTGTTGAAGATTTTCGCAGAGATCGACCGATAGACTGTAAGTTTCTTATCTTAGACTTAGAAGGAGAGGCGAAGATAACAGAATGTAAATTTCGTATGTTGACACCTGTTGAGAAAGTGCCGTAACTCGCAATAATAATTGCGTCATTTTCTTCTTCAACAATTTTTCGTATTTCGTCTCTCTCTTCACCTGAAACTCCTCCATAGACAAAAAAGACTTTGCGATCTTTTGCGATGTCGTTTATCATATTATAAAGTATTTTACCATGTTTGTCAACATATTGAAACAAAAGAAGTGTATTACCTTCCAACGACATCGCAAGATTTTTTATAAAGTTATTTCTTCCTTCGTGTGATACTAAAAAGTCCATTTCGTTTTGATAAGTCAAAGCGTTGATCTCTTTTTTATTTTGATCGGAATATGTCAACGATATGATTTTAATTTTAAAGTCAGCAAGATGTTCCTCGTCCATTAGTTTCTTCGTGGTCGTAACTTGATTGACAGGTCCAAACAATCCTTCAAGCACCAGTTTGTGTGTCTTGGTACCATCAAGTGTGCCAGTAAATCCATAACGGTAACGACAGTCTGTCAGTTTACTCATTATGTTTGATAACGACTTAGACTTAAATAGGTGTGCTTCGTCACCAATCACCACATCATATCTGTCAAACCACTGTTTCGGAAGTTTGTAAAGCGACTGCCAAGTTGAGATCGTTACGGGCTTGTCGGTCTCTTTGTCTTGACCTTGATATATTTTATGACAATATTTGTCCGAATTGAATCCATAGTCAGCAAAGTCTGAATACATTTGATGAACAAGTGAGGTTGTTGGAACGATTAGGAGTGTTGTCTTTAGATAGTAACGAAGTATCATGTATATAATAAATGATTTGCCAGAGGCAGTGGGAGAAAGGAATAGACAACGATTATAACGTACAGCATCCACAAAAGCACTGACCTGATAGTCTCTAGGTTCAAGAGTAAATTTCTGTTGCGACAAAAACTCTTGAGCCTCGGCGACAGAGAAGTTAACAGCTGAGTTGTCGTATAAGAACTCAATTGAGTATCCTCTTTCTTTCGCAAAAACTTCAATGTATTTTTCAAGTCCAGCATAGATTCTACCCGTGTTCGCATCCAACAATCTTATCTTACCGTCCCATAATTTTGCGCGATAGGATGGAATGAACTTATATCCGGGAACATAAAACGAGAAGAATTGGAAGAGTTCCATTATGATGCCCATATCGTCACACTGGACTCTGTTATAGACCTCATTCACTTTATCAATTTTTATATCGCTCAAATTCCTGCCTGCATTCTACGGAAGTCAATCGCTGACTTCACTTGCCATCCAAGTGTGCTAATGGTTTTGATGATTGACTCAAGTAAATTAATTTTCTCCTGTTGATAAGCGACACGGAGATTTGTTTGTATAATATCGGAGTCACCGTCAAGATACATAGCAACATCAGCACGAAGTATCTTACCTTTTGCGGGTAACTTCCATCCCATTTCTATTTGATCTTGAGTTGGACCATCTGTATAAAATTCATACTTATCCAGTCTCAGACATTTCGCCTCAGACTCTATTTTCCGTAGAATTAATTTTTCTTTAGATAATATCTCATAATACTTATGGTGTAGTTTTGCGATAGATAAAGCGGTGCTATCCAATTCCAACTGATCCAGTTGTGAGTCTATTGACCATAATTCATGTATTTCTTCAAGTTTCATAAACTACCTTCGCGTATAATATACCATTATACTACTTATCTATACAGATGTAAAGATATAATTCTGAAATCTGAAAGATGCGGTTGCTTCAATGTATTCAATAGCGGTGTCGCGAGTGTCCACCGTGATAGGAGAGAGACTGATAGGAAATAAATCTTCAATGAATATCTGCGTTGTTACATTCATCGCACTGGAGAGAATTGACAAGGTGGCGTCAGAGAAAATACCATCACCACTCTGTATTGTTTTATCTCTGATTGATTTGAACTGACCATGATTATCGGGAAATCCTAACGCGGTAATCCAGTTGAATATCTCTAGATAGTTGGTCATATCCTCGTTTATCTTAAATGTAACATCCAACTCACCATATGTAATATGATCACCATACATAGGAACACTCTTCATTGGATTTGGTATATCAAAAGAACCGAGCGTGACACCGGGTAAGGTGATTGACTGTATAAAGAAGTTCATGTCGGGTGTTTTCTTTATTTGAAAATTAAACCCAACAGGTGATAACATATTTTTGTTTAGTTCAGGCATCGTATTTCCCTGTTATGATAATCTTAACTCTATCAATCTTAGTCATGTTGTAGAACAATCTCTCCGTTAGACAGATATATGTGCTTTTCTTTTCTTTTGTTGAACCGCTTGTTGTTTCATATCCAACACATAAAACAATGGGCGTTGAACTGTATATCTCTGCGCCTTCATGTTTAGCGATTTCATAAGCATTACCAGTCAAACTAATCCAATACAATACTATTGTTTGAAGCATATTGAATCTCTTTGTTCTATTGCTGATACTATTTATATGCCTTTAAAGGCAACTATGTTATTATACTCATATTGAAACACAATGTCAAGACAAAAAAAGACCCGCCGAAGCGGGTCTCAAAAGATGACTGATTAAAATCAGTTTCTTATTATTACAACAGGTTGTTAACGAAGGTGCGACGATAGTAGACATTAGAATCTACTGCCAGCGCGCCTGAGGTGGATCCTGCGCCTGCGTGGAAGGGGTTGGCTACCATTCCGTAACGGGTTTTGAATCCAATTTTTGGCTGAAAGGAATCTTGATCAACTGCACGAACCATCTGAAGAGGAACATATGGGCAGTAGAAGATGCCAGCGTCAAATGCATTCGAACCCTTATAACCGATAGTCATGTAGTTACCAGTTGTATAAGGATCGATGTAAACGCGATATCGACCGTTCAGTACACCAGCGAAGGTGTTACCAGTGTCATCTACTTGCAGGTTGTTGCTGTTCAGAGCAGGAGTGTAATCAAGAACACCAGCCATCTGAAGTGCAGAAGCAACGTCAGAAGAACAGATGATTACATTACCCTTACCACGACGAGTCTCTTTAGCAATGATGTTTGCTTCGCGCTCAATGTGGAACATAAGACCCTTGAACTTCTCAACAGACCAACGACCATTTGCGTCAACGTCAAGATCAAAGATGCCAGGAGTAGTTGTGCCAGTGGCAGAACCTCGCTTGGCAGTTACATTGATAGTACGAACAACTTCGCGGTTGATTTCAGCAAGAATCTCAGTAGAGAGAATGTTGCTCAACTCTGACTCAGCGTCAAGACCGTGGACTGCTTTCAGGTCTTGTGCGAGTTCAAGCGAGTAGTCCGCTTTCAAGGCACGAGTCTGAGCAGTTACAGTTACTTTGTCGATGCTGAATGCCATCTCACCAAAGGGAGTGTTACTACTAGTACCCATTGCTTCTGCTTGTTCAGTTGACATTGCGGCCGCATAGTTGTAATTTTCATTTTCTGGCAGATCCAAGTTGTTAGCATCAGCAGTAGGTGAAGTACCTTTATGTTCGCCGCCTGGTGTGTTAGCACCTGAAGGAACAGTTGTGTGATCTGTGTCAGCTTCGTTGTAGAATGCTTCGGTACCAGCTTGGTTAGCATAACGTGACTTCATTGCGAAGATCAATCCAGTAGGACCAGTCATTGGTTGAACACCACATACATCGTATGCCATAAGATTGGGCATTGCACGACGAACGAGTGAGATCAATACAGGGTCGAAACCTTTGATGGCACCAGCGCCAGTGGAACCCATACCAGTTCCAACAATGTTACTAGGGATCTCGTCTTCTGACAGAAGGTTTTGATTAGCACCAACATTTGCATCATCGCGAAGAGCTCGCTCGGTGTTTTCGAGAATCATTGAAGTGACCATTGCGCGATGCTGATCACCAATAGCAGGAAGATCAGGGTGTTCTACCACTGGCTTCCACTTGTTACGGATTTGTTCATTGAGGTTCATTTGTAAATCTCCTTTGGGCGTTTCTATTATTTAGTAAAAATTAATTTTTAACGTTTGATTGTGTTGGAAATTGCGTTAAAGTATCCTTTCATCTCTTCTGGAATAACCTGTTGTGCTTCAGGTTCATCATTAGAACCTACAGAACTATCTTCAGAAATAAACCCAGTCGAACCAGATTCAACACTTTCAGAGAAGTATTGCTTCTTTACGATTTCAAGTTTTGAGGTATACTCTTCGATCGAATCAAATTCCATGCTTTCTGTAAGCGTTCGAAGTTTTTCAATCTGAGTATCAGCGAGACCTTCAGAAACATCACCGAATGCTGTTTCTACTAATGACTCGTTGATCACCTTGTTCAGTTCCAGATTCTTGACGGATACTGATTCGAGTGATTCTTCTAATGAAGCAACCTTTTCTTCCAATTCAGAGACAAGATCAACCTTCTCTTCTGGAACTACGACATAAGACTCACTGAAAAGATTCTTCAATCCATCAATGAAATTCTCAGTTGCTTCTACACGGAAGTTGTTTTCAAGAGCGACTTTATTTTGCTCCATCCACTGTTCAACAACATAGTCCATGTATGTATTAACTTGTTCGTGTAATTGGTCGATTGATGCAGTAACCTGCTCTTCCAACTTAACATCAGACTCTTCTTCTATTCGGGCGACTTCAAGAACAACTCGGTTCTGAACTGCTGCTTCAAATAGTGTAGATGCTTCAGATTTAAATTCTTCAGAAAAGTCTTCTTGTCCAGAGAACAATTCAAGTACATCTTCCTTCATAGTGACAGAAGATGCGTTCTTCTCTGTCATTTCTTTTTCTTTCTTGTCTTTCTCGCCCAAAGCCATGGTCTTCTCAAGAAAAGAAGAGAGTTCTTCTTTTCGCATGTTAGCAAGATATCCCATAGCCTGCGCTAGTACGGCGGATTTAGTCGGTGCTTTAGTGGCCTCAACGATCGGTGAGTCAGTAGTTTCCTCAACAGAAACATCGTTCTCGACAACCTCTTCCACCTGAGCATTCATTTCATCAGACATTAGTTATACTCCTTCGGTGTTTAAACTATATTTATAAAATCTCAATTTTGAGACATTTCGTTAATAAATTTCTGGAAAAGTTGTAGTTTGCGTTCCTCATTGAGTTTTTTATTCCGCGCAGACTTTTCAATCTCACGCTGGATGTCCTCAACTTGAAGGGCAATATACTTGCCATTATCCCACACCCACTCAACTCCTTCCATGATACCATTAACAAAAGCATCAGGTGCGGAAGGGTCGGCAACGATATCTGCTGCTGTAGCTAAGCGAAAATCGTTTTGAACTTCCATTACTCCATCCTTACCTTCTTTTAGAGAACCCATTCCACGAGATGAAACTCCTAAATTTGCTCCATCTGAAAGTAAACCTTTTACAATCTCACCCATCGGCGTTGAAGAAATCTTCGCACGACCCATGAAATTATCTCCTTCTCTCCGTAAATCTGTGATCATATGTGAAACACGATCTAAATTGATTGAAGGTCCATTGGGATGACCAAGTTCGCCATATGCGCGACCGGTCTTCACAGATTCTTTAGTATAACGATCAACTTCTTTTTCTAAAACTTCAGTACTGTATCTTCGTCCATTACGATTCAGAATACCACCCTGCATGAAGATTCCTTCAATAAAGAAGTTTTTCTTACCTTCCTCTGTCGATTCCTCGATGACTTGAATCGATTCATTTAATTCTGTGATTAGTTTCATGTCTAGGCCCTTATGATACTGTGATCGCGACTGATGTTGCTAGCACATTTACCGATGAACTTAACAGTTCAGCTGGTTTCTTGACCACGAAAGCGATAGAACCAGTTGGCATTGTAAAACTGGCACTTGTTGTTGAGTTTGTAATCAACGCAGCGCCAGCATCGCTGTTATAAACACGGACGCAACTAGCAGAACTAACAGTGCTATCTGCTTGCAATGTAACCTCGGTTGATAATGGTTTGACAATCATTTTTATTACCTTTTATTCGTTGTCTACTAAAATAAGATCGAATGTAGAACTCACTTGTGTTGCTTGCCCTGCGACTACATCAACCTTCAAATCAGTTTTTTCATCAAACTTCAATGGAACTGGGTATTCAATTGATAAACTTTGTCCCCCAGCAGCATTATAGTTTGCTTTAATATTAAACGCTCCGCCAAATGTCCTAGCAAAGAAACGATAAATCATCGATGTATTGGTAGATGCTTTATCAGAACCAAGATGTAGTGTTAACAAGTACGCAGTTTTCCCTGCCGGAACTGTATACACTGCCATCAATGTTTGACCTAGACCCGATAATATTTTGGCAATCACTGTACCGCTCTGAGAAATATTAATATCTTGACTATTTTCTGTAGAAACCATTCTTGCTCTAAAGACTCTAGAGAAAGTAGTTAAACCAGTGCTACCAATATTAATTATTTCTATTACCGGATTATAATCTCCATCTAACCCCTGTACTTCTACTGATTCGCCATCGTCACTATTTGTTGCTCCTGAGAGAGTCAGTGTACTCGCGGCAGGATATGGGTATACAGTTGACCCGCTATTCCCGTCCCAAACCGTACCTGAAGTCACATTACCATCAGTCGCTCCAAATTTATTTATATGCGAGTAACCAGTGACATCACCAGCAGCAATAGGGATATTGGAAGCAGAACCAAACGAGTTGATGATGTTGCCATTTTTATCAGACAGCATTACGACTTCATATATCGAAGCGCCGTTTGGTAAAAACTGATTTGAATCTATACGATATTGCGCCACAGATTAGTATCCAGACTTCGCTTTCTTTTTGCTTTCTTTCTTCACTTTTGGATTAGTTTCAATTTCGACTTCATCATCGTCGTCTTCATCATCGTCGTCTTCATCATCATCTTCATCATCATCGTCTTCATCATCGTCGTCACTTTCGAAGATTGCTGCAACCAACTCATCATAACCTTCTTCTGTTGCAAATAATTCTTCAAGAGCTGCGCGATCTTCCTCAGATGCTTCTTCTAGGAAATCTTCAACTGCTTGTGTGATGTCAGCGGCGTGCTGTTCATAAACTTCCTCGTCTTCGCCGGGAGTATAACCCTTCCGATCAGCGAAGGAAGAATTTTCAACAGCTGCACGAATCTCTGCGTATCCTGGTCCTTCCATTGCAACAACGGTGTGCTTATTGATGAATTTCTCTTCATCACCACTACGTGGTTCATATTTTTCCAGAATCTCTAGTAGTCTATCCTTCATCGTTATCTCCAGCTTCTTCTGTATCTGTAGTTTTGTTAAAAATTGCCGAAGACACTGAATCATACTTCGCCTGCAAAGCAGAAACCAATTTAGATTCAATCGCGGCCGAGAACGCATCATATGTTTGATTCGGCTTCTCTGATACGGCCGCGGTAATAATGTTTGTAATATTCGTCACAATTAAACTCCTCTCAGTTATTTATAAATTACTTTTGTTCAGATTCTTCTTCGTTGTCTTGTTCTACTTCATCCGGTTGTTTATCTTCCGGTGGTTCTGGTTTTGGTTCTGGTTTTGATTCTGGTTCATCATCATCGTCACCTTCAAAATCCATATCAGCATCAGCATATCTCGGATCATTCTTTTCACTGGCAATCTGTTCATCAATACTTTTAATGTCTTCTTCACTTTGTTGAAGAATTTGTCGCCGCGTGTATTCGTGTGAGTAATATGTACCGATCGACTCTTCCATCTCTCGCAAAAGGCTTACTCTATCACGAAATATTTCCATTTGCTTTAGTTCATGAAAATAATTATCAATCGCGTAATCGTATTGTATTATATGTCGCCACTCTTTCCAATCATCAGGCGTACAAATACCCTTTAGTAACAACTGTTGTTCAAGAAGTTTATTAAACAGTTCGCTGAACTTATTTCTCAAACGAGTAATAAACTTAGAGAACTTTACTTCATCTCTTGTGATCTCAGTGGCACGACCTAATGAAAATGTAGAATCAGACTGTAAACGAGTAATTGGAACATTCAGAGACTTATACAAAAGATTCTGAAAATATTGTACATCTTCTATTTCACCGAGATTCTGACCACCTGGCAATGTAGTGATTTCTGTACCACGACCACCATCTCGTCTCGGTAACCAGAAATCCTCAAGCATCGTCATAAACTTACGATCATCTCGAACTTCACCCGTGCCTGAATCATACACAACTTTATTTTTAAACTTTGTCATGATGCTGTTTAGATACTGTTCTGCCTTTGCTTTTGGCAGTCCACCAACATCAACATAAAAAATTCTGCGTTCTGGTGCTCTTGATATACGATAGATAACAAGAGAGTCTTCCATAGATCGTAACTGATTCAATGGTCGAATCGCTTTATGCATATATGAAAGAATTAAATTATTGTCTGTTGCTTGTATACCACTGGTACAATAAGCAATTGAGTCTTTTGAAATCTTGATACCAGCTGACTGGCCAGAACCGCCGGTTGAATTTGATCGGTTCAAAAAACCTGCTGGATTGTAAATGTAATATTCTGCAACAACTTTTTCAACAGTCACATCTTGTGCTGTCTTTTCTTTTTTTACTTCACGAACTTTCTTGATATATCTTGGATCAATATAACGAAGTTCAATAATTCCTTTGTTTGGTTTACTTTCATCAATAATGACATGATAGTATAATCGACCATCAATGTACCACCGACGGAATATTTCGTAACTCAAATAATCAAACTCAAGTTTTTGTAATAATGTGGTAAACTCTTTACGGATACTGTTCTTAATGCTATCACTAACTTTTAGATTGTCGAGTACCAATTGAACAGTTTCTTCATCAGAATCTTCAACAATTGCTTCATTGCAAATATCTTGAACAGCGAGATCAACAATAGGATCCAATGCCATTGTTCGGTACTTGGTTACAAGTTCCGCTTCAGTTCTAACACTGCCGTCTAGATCAACATATGTACCATAAACTCCACCCGATGCAATGGTTAACGAACCATCGTCATTGGATGGAGGTACGAAAGAAACAACTTTCTCTTGTTCCTTTTCCTCTTTTTTTCTGTTAATTTGAAAACCAAATAAATCCATTATAATTCAACTCCGAATAAAAAAAGTGAGGGCATAAAGATATTTATGCCCCCATATGTGACGAAGTTTGCGCTCGATGGTATTAACTACCGGGAGCCATCACATCAAATGCCCATGTCACAGAATAAGTACCGATTGTATCAGTTGTATTCCAATCCAATTCAATAGTACCTACATCTGTTGGCCAACAACCTTCGAGTTTGTAAGAACGAAGCGCACTGCCTCCACCCTTACCATACAAGAAAACTTCTGCGTCAGTCTTATATGCTTCAAAGACTTCATCACGAGTATTACCAGCAGCAGAGTTAATTGCTTCTTGCCAATCCTCTAACTCATTTCGCAGAGCGAAGTCTTCTTCAATCATGAGCGTTGTTGTCCATTCGGCATATGTTCGATCGCCAGCAACTTTGATCTTACGACCAAAGTAAGGAACCTCAATTACTCCCATTGTCATTCCAGGAACTTGCGAGGCCTGACAAAGGAAGTTCATGGGATTACCTAATCGTGTGACTTGCACTTCGAACAGGGCAGGACGATACCCACCCGCTGCGATCGCGCCATTCTTAAATGATTCAATACTGAAAGCCATTTTTTATTCTCCTATTATTTTATCTATTTATTAAAATTGACCGATAACTTCGGAGAATTCTACGCCAGACCTAACAGCAACAAAGTTCAGCTGAATGAAGTTAATGGATCGAGCAGGTTTGATGTATATATCACCAATAAACTCATTGCGATCAACAACTTCTCCAGTATTGTTTGTTTCGTCACAGATTACAACAAAATCAGTAATACCACGACGACCCTGTACATTACGCAGGAACGGTGTCACTAGATTGACGAATGAAGCACGAGTAAATGAATCGTTGAACTCAAACAGAGTAAACTTAGCAGATGTCGCAATCGCCTTCTCAAGAACGATAAACAGACGACGAACATTGATCCGATCAAAGGCGGATGGTTTCGCCAGAAGAGTCTTGTCGCCGAATAATACAGTACCTTGTCCGGGGAAGTTGACAACTGGGTTTACACCATTTGAATAAAGTACATCGCGTTCTGCCTTCTTAGGATTCCAAGAAAGACGAAGAATGTTCTTTACTTGACCACGATTGAATCCAGCAGGTGACCACCACGCATCATTAGTGTCTGCGGTATATGCAGTCAAACCAGCAGTATCGCCGTTCAAAGGAACATACCGATATTGATCATTATACTTGTCATATTGATACTTGTATGCAGAATCAAGCACACCATAAGAAGTTGATCGAAGTGCATCTCTGAAAGCAAGGACCTGTTGCTCGGTGTCACCATAAGTCTGGTTGACAACATCAGCACGATCGGGCGAACAGAATACAAGACAGTCTTTTCGCGTTTCAGCAATGTTATCTATCAGATAGTTGGCAAGTTGTTGTCCTACAGAACCACCACGAGATTTGCCGGTGATGAGTAGAGAGATATCGATATCTTCTGCTGACTTATAATGGTCATATGCATTAATAACATCTCCAACCGCAATGTTGGTTTCGTTTTTGGTATCACGACCGCCAACAAATGACTTACTATAGGGTGCAGTGTTAGTGGAGGACGCTAAGTTATCAGAGGTTGCAGAAGCAGCGCCAGATATGTCGTGCCCGTACCAAACATATTCTGAAGTTGTATTCAAGACATCTTTATAGTAGTTATTTCCACCATCAAGAGTTTTCGCGTCAGTTGCGCGAGATAGTCCCTCATACACTTCAAGAGCAGTGCCAGGTATACCTGAAATCTTACCATCTTCATCATAAACAATAACGTGCATCTCATCTTGAGCGGCAGTGTTACCGTTTGCTAGTTGATAGGGTGATTGCTTGGGTGCTTTATTCACAAGACCAGCACCGCCCCAGAGTCTTCGTAGAGTTGTATCTGAGAAGTCAGAACTCAGAACAAATCGATCGCTGAAGTTGATAACAACAGTTGCTTCGCCGTTTTCTGATTCCTCGACCACTGTTTTATTGATAACACCGATTGAGGTGATCACTAAGTCCTGTTCACCTACAGAACTATTGCCTGCTCGAACTAAGTCATTTACAGCTAAAGTTCCGATTATTGTTGTAAGCGCGCCTGAACTTGAGTTCGCATCACCATTTGCCGTCGCACCGACAGAAATTGTAGCAGTGTTGGAACCAATTGTGAAAGCGATATTCGCTGTTTCAACGTGATCAGCAGTGTTTCCGCTGGTATTAGCAGACTGTACAGTCAATAGATTGGTGTTGCTACTAAAGGCAGCGGCACTGTCACATACTGAGATACGCAGAGAGTTACCGAGTTCTCCAGGATACTTTGCTACAAATTGAACATCTGAATCATAGTTGCCTTCCGCGGTAATATAGTCCTCATCATTCTTTGTGATTTGAGAGGCTAGGTTTGCAATATTGGTATTTGCAATCGCATTGAATGAATAGTTGGCATCAAAGACTTGAATGTCCGCTGCGGCAACACTGTTTGCAGTAGCAGCTACAGACAGTTCAAACGCGGTATTACTAGTAACCGATGCGACGGTTGCGTCAGCTGGTATACCTGGACCAAATACAGCATCTCCAACAGCGATGCCGGTTGTGTTACTAACAGTTACAGTGGCATTAGCTGCTGTTGTTGTGGCTCCACTGAATGAAAAAGTATTACCAGTTGAGTGATGTGCGCGACTTACATATAAGGCATCAGCATATGCCAAGAAGTTTGCGGCGCTAAAAAATGTTTCGTAGTTTGCGTTAGTCGGTTTACCGAATCGGTCAACTAACTGATCTTCGTTTTGAATCAGTAGTGGTTTGTCTACTGGTCCCCAACGAAAAACACCACCGATTGCTGCTTCAGTAGTAGATACTGCTGGAATTACAGTAGTCAAATCTACTTCGGTGACATTTACGCCCGGACTAAGTTGAAAAGGCATAGTGTTTTCTCCCTTTATTGGTTTTCAATTATAGCATTTTAAATTATTGTGCTTTAAGTTTTTCTTCTATTTTTTATTTATAAGATTTGATATTTCTCATAGTTCACCGTTCATCGTCGGCAAAAAGAAATGCATTACCTTTTACCGCCATGGGAGGGTTATCTTCAAAGTGATCCTGCCCGTCATCAATGATTCCGAAAGGAGTTAATTCATTCATCAGTTGTTCATCATTCATTTCTCGTAACTGACTAATAGTATTTATATCAGTTAATTCTTTAAAGAATTTCTGATTAGATACCCAAGCAAAGAGTACAAGTCCCATCACAAGATCATCATGACATCCAGATTCGGCTTCCCATCCTACACCTTTTTTACTGAATGTTGACAATTCTTTAATCGTATCAAAATCATTTATTATCAGTTGGTTCTGTTCAATCAACAATTTCAGTATAGAACAACCTACCGACTTAACGGTTTTTGTTGTTCGTACACCCTTATCAGACTTTGATGAGAATCCAGTAGTTAATCGTTTCCCGCCGCGGCCGGCATTTTCAGTGAATAACATATTCTCATATTCAAAATCTTCATATAATGTACTGGAGACTTGTTCACCAATATCATTAACCTCAACAAGAATTTGTGCTTCATTATAGAAAGTACCTATTCTATGGATTACTGAAGAATAATCCATCGGAGAAATCATATTGTCACGATATGCACATACTTGCATATAAGGCATTTGAGTGGTGTCTATGACTTGAAATGCCGAATAATCTAATCCTTTACCGCGAGAAACATCAACCACAATAGTGTAATTGTGATCGATCACCGGTCTATAGAACATAGACAGACCATTCTTTTCTTCAATCGGTTCACGATACACAAGTTGTTTTAGTTTATTACCTGATATAAGTGTACCACTACTACCTTGAAATTCACACTCCATTTCTTGTGCGAACTTCTCAGTGTCAAAGTCCAGCGCGGCGAGCGTTTCTTGTTTCCAATTCTCGTCGCGACCAGGAACATCATACCACATTACAGATACAAACTGATATCCATTTTTACCTTCTCGGGCACCTTCACAAGTTTTATAAAAATGATTCAATCCGTTTGGTGTAGATGTAAGCAATATTTTTGTGGTTGTGCCTGAAGATATTGTTGGAAATACTGCGGCGAAGAATTGATCCCAGTTCGTAACGAAAGCTGTCTCGTCAATGTATAGGAAAGATACGGATTTGCCACGAATAGCAGTAGAGGAAGTAGCGGTTGCGATGATCTTTGATCCATTTTCAAACTCTACTGATCCTTTGTTCCATTCCACGACTCCTTGTTGTAACCATTTTGGTAATGCTTCGTAAGCTGTTTTGATACGATCCAATATTTCTCTTGCAGAGTCTCCTTTATCAGCGAGTAGAGCGACAAGTTTATGATTATTGAAAAGAATATAATGAAGTATAAGACATACAGCAGTCGTTGTTTTACCAGACTGCCGCGCTGTAACGACACATGTTCTTCGGTTGTTTGTTGTCTTTTCAATGATATCTCTCTGATAATCATATAGATCAATAGGTATTAAACCACGATCTACATGGACTATTTGAATATATTTTTCTGAAAAATAAATCGGATCAGATGAACAAGTTACATATTCGCGGATCATATCCTCCGTCCACGAAATATCTACACCGTGTCTTTTTAAATTGGTGTTACCCAAATACGATCTATATTCTTCAATATCTTTAATCGGTACTGACATCATTCTCTTGATTAATCATTTTTAATAAATCACTCGTAGACCCAACAAATAAATTATTATTTACGGTGTTGGGTGACACATTTTCTTGTTCAGTATTTAAGAGTTTCTTTTTCTTGTCGTGAAGATCAATTAAATCTTTATTCAGTTCGCTCATATTTTTAATCAGTCCTGAGAGAACCTCATATGATCTAGGATGTTGCGATTGATCAGCAATTGTTAATAACTCATCCATTGACCTAGTACCCTTCTCTATTAAGTCGTACATATTCTTACGAACATATGCTACATCTGTTTCTGCCTGTCTATTAGAGGACATAGTAGGTTCATAAGTTGTCGGAATGTTTTCTTCTTTTGGCATTGGAGTAAGATCAAGAACTTCACCGATTATATCATCTGACATATTATGCTCCATCATCTGGGAATGTTTCATCTATGTCCACTATATAACCAAAGTTTTCATCAGAAGAGATATTATTGGAAGAAACAGTCAAAGATGCGTTTGATGTAGCCGCGCCGTTTGCTGTTTGACCTGGTGTGACTGTAATTCTCGATATAACATCAGTGTTGCCAACAGCATCATCAATGTCGTTAAACAGTGTCGCATCATATAACTGAGTATTCGCGAGTTTGATGATCTCACTCTTCTTGGTAGGTCCAAAGAAGAATCCTTTCATCGTGTAATCAAAGGTAAAGATCAACGACTTTCTTTCCTCAAACGAACCTTCATACACATCATCTTGTGAGGTGCCTGTTAGAACCAGAGGAATGTCAAGAGTAATATCTGGATCAGAAATCAACTGAACTGTCGTTGTCCACTCAGGAGTAAAAAACGGTAGAATCTGTTCTATGATCTGAGTACCATCATCAACAGTCTTTACAAAAATTGACAAAGAAAACTGAATATCATAAGGCACTGGGTTATACTGGTATCTCTTTTGATCTTCATCCGCATCTGATGGTGTCGTTACAAATCGTCGAATTGTTGGCAATTTTCTCTCAGGCGCATAACTAAACCCGGTGATTTCAAATCCCATTCTCGGTAATGTAATTGCGAATGGCTGATCCATTGGATCGAGGTCTTGATCAACTCCATCAATACGAGCAAGAAACTTTTCTTTTGGTCCATATGCGAGAGGAACTTTGAATGATGCCTTAACATTACCATCAGAATCTTTGCGATTAATCCACACATCGTTAAATAATGTGCCAAACAGTATGACATATTTTCGAAGTGTACCATGTGCGAAAGTTTGACCAAACATATTAGATAGACCCTTCTGAGAAAGGATTTGTTTCGGTGAAGTCTATAATATCAGCACCGGATGACTGGAACGTAGCATTCTCGGAAAATGGATCATCAGTAGTGTAATCAGGTGCGGAAACTGGTCGTCCAGTGTTCGCGTCCATAATAATATCACCGTTCGCATATGTTGAGTCGGCGTTTGACACGGCAATATTTTCAGAATATAATTTCTCTAAATTGTCAATCTCAGGAACGCCTGTATTTAAATCTTCATGACTATATTCAAACAATTCGCAACGCAAATCATAACACTGTAAGGCACCCATTTGATAAAAGTTAGGTGCTTCATGTTCAGCAATCTTGATAACATATACTTTACCGGTAAGTGGGAAAAATATCAAGTCACCTTCTTCAGGCCGAACCTGTATTTCTGGCGCGCCTATTTCGTTGGAAAATACTCTCTGTGAAACAGTGAAGGTAATTTCATCACGAATCTGAATATTGAACTTAGAGAGAAAGTCACCTTCACCCTCAAACCCCTCAACATTCTTAATATACATTTCAACCAGATATGCATCATTATAGGAGGCAACGGTAACTTCTCCAAAAATATCATCTTGTTCATCAATTGTTCTCGGGCAGTAATACAAATCATGACCGTAGATTTTAATTGATTCAATGATCAAATCTTCGATTAGATTTTGTTCTGCATAACTCTGAAAATTATTGAAGAAGACGTTGGTTGTCATGTAATTATCCCAACATATCAGAAACAGGGAGGGAATAATTGTTAATCATTTCTTCTTCCAATCTCTTAATTTCGGTATCGGCATCATCGTATATCTTATTGCCATTAAATGTCACGCCGCCCGGTAATTGTAATCCCTCAAACTTTGTTAGGTTTGAACCCCATTGCCTTTTAATGAGTTGTGCAGTATAATGTTGTAACCAACGATCTGCCCACACATCAGTGTATACATCAGGATCAACAACCTCATAAGCCTCCACTAACAAATACTGCCCAACAGTCATAGTAGATTTAGTTTTGTCGAGGTGTAAAATGTCGCGATGGCGATTATAACGTATCGGAGTTTTGCCAACAAGCATCTCTTGAACAAGTCCAAGATGTGTCATTGTCGCATAATAGTTTGTAAGTCCAATATTAGACAATGTATGCATGTCGTTGAGTGCGATTTGATACTTTATATTAAACAGATCACCAGTGGATGAGGTAGGATCGCCGAGTTCAAATATCTTAACAACACCAATGATATTCTCGGGAAGAGTAATCGACTGCGTTGATATCGTATTCGCGTCTATCTGATGTTTATAATACGTTTTTTCGGTTCCATCAAAGTGATAATCCCAATAGAAACGTATTGCCTGGTCAATACGATCGTCGACTTGATCGTCATCAACGTTGATCTCGATGACAGGTTTGCCGAGTGATCGCAGGCAGTATTCTTTAAAATCAGAACGTGTAGCAGGGACTGCCATTTGATATCTCCGTAATTAGTTTGTCTCGGTGTTATTTATATAATCAAATTATTGTCTCCAGAACTCAAGACCCCGCACATCACTTATAACTTGTGGAGGCAAAACATCCGCTGGCTTTCTACAATAGTATTTTATTTTAGAACTGACATGATGCATATCAGACAATCCATAGACTTTATTATCCTTCTCTCTATGTTTATTATATAGATTTTTATAATCATGTTGATAATAGGGTTGTTCTATAAAATTATAGATTGATTTCATAGTCGCGTCTGTATTTTCTACTAGATCAGAATATTCAACTAAGAGTATGTTATCCTTTAATTCGCCCGACAAAGCATTTTTCAATCCTGTATATGCTCTTCCTAGAGGACCATCTGATGCGATATACTGACAACGTGTAAAATCATTCAGAGGAAGATTATTGGATTGTAGAAACCTATCAATAAAATTCAATTTCTTGTCTTGATTTCGCGAAATCATCGCGATGAAAGAAGTTAACACTTCGTCGAGATTTCGCACAGTACATATAATCTTTGGATTTTTTATATCAAAATATTTTGAAATATATTCGGGTCGGTGTGTCCAACTTCTATTCTTATCAAAAATAATATCTTCTTTTACATCATTATAATAATTGTATAATGAAGATTGCAACATGCTTTTTTTATACGCGGGTTTTGGATATGATTTATACAGGTCATTATTTTCTATAGAAGATTCAAGTGCGACGATCGAACCACATACAGGAGAACTTGGACCACTATAAAATGTAGGATTTTGATTTAACAAAGCAGACAACATTGAACTGCCGCTTCGCGGAAGTCCAGACAAAAAATAATAAGTTTTCATAATCTACTTCTCAAAGAAAATACTCAGACTAAAACGATACTTTGGACCTAGTCTCGATTGCGGCCGGATTGTATGTGGAATTTCTCCATCAAACCAAATGATTCTTCCTGGCACAAATCGCGATCCAAAGATAATATCGTGGTTCTCGTTCTTATCATAGAACAATGTCTCACCCGACCAATGATCTTGCCAATCCATATTTACATAATATAGAAAAACATTTTCGTTGATGTGTGTATGTGTCCAATGTGTGTTTGTACATACATCATTGTTTACAATACAACGAATGAATTTGTCGGGATTAATTTTCTCGTGTAAAGGATGTCCCTCTACAAAATCAGAAAAGAAATTGATTGAATTGAGTTTTTCGGGAGTCCACCGAGAGAACATATATTGTTCGGAATTGTCAGTATTATCAGACCACCCTATCTGATAAGGACATTTTTTCACCGACTCTTGTATATCAAATCTTTTTGCTAAACTAAAGACATTATCATATACATCAACTCCTTTTATAGGAGAGTAGTGTGTTATCTTTTTCATTATAAACTTCCATTGTGTTAGTCTTATATCATATCACAAAAATATATTACTGTCAATCTAAAATATCCAGATGATGTTTTACGAATGGTGTGTTCCAAATATATGCTGAACCAGATGAACCACCATTATCGTCATCCAGATAAGAACCAACCACGATTCTACCTGATCCTACCGCAACTGATCTACCGAACCTGTCATTTGACGCAGCATCACTGGCAACTATCTTGGCGAGTTGAGTGCCATCCAGATCAAAGATATATGATGAACCAGAATCATCACCATCACCATAAGCACCAACCACGATTCTACCTGATCCTACCGCAACTGAGAAACCGAAACTGTCACCCGACGCACCATCACTGGCAGTTATCTTGGCTAGTTGGGTGCCATCCAGATCAAAGATATATGCTGAACCAGTCTGACCACCATTGACGTCATCACCATAAGAACCAACCACGATTCTACCTGATCCTACCGCAACTGAGTGACCGAACCTGTCACCCGCCGCAGCATCACTGGCAGTTATCTTGGTTAGTTGGGTGCCATCCAGATCAAAGATATATGCTGAACCAGACTCACTACCATCATCGTCATCCAGACTAGCACCAACCACGATTCTACCTGATCCTATCGCAACTGAGGTACCGAACCTGTCACCATTGTTAGCATCACTGGCAGTTATCTTGGTTAGTTGGGTACCATCCAGATCAAAGATATATGCTGAACCAGATGCAGAACCATCATCGTCATCCACCAAAGCACCAACCACGATTCTACCTGATCCTACCGCAACTATTTCCCCGAAATAGTCAGTCGCCGCACCATCACTTGATTTTATCTTGGCGAGTTGGGTGCCATCCAGATCAAAGATATATGCTGAACCAGACTGACTACCATTATCGTCATCACCCGAAGCACCAACCACGATTCTGCCTGATCCTATCGCAACTGAGACACCGAAAAAGTCACTTCCCGCAGCATCACTGGCAGTCATCTTGGCGATTTGAGTGCCATCCAGATCATAGATATATGCTGAACCAGACTGACTACCATTATCGTCATTACTATAAGCACCAACACAGATTCTACCTGATCCTACCGCAACTGAGTAACCGAACTCGTCACTTGACGCACCATCACTGGCAGTTATCTTGGTTTCATTGCTGGGTGTAGTGGTATCATCATATTCATCAGTAACACCCATATCCTCTTCATAAAAACTTAGGTCTCTGCTTAAAAAACTACCAAATGTAGATATATTTCTATAAGGCATTTACAATGCTCCAATTGTGTCTATAGCACTCCAAGTTGTATCATCTTCTGTATCAATGCTGTTTAACTTGTTTTTGTTATCCTGATAACGACCGAGTAAATCACCGAAGGCCACTCGCATTAGGTTATCTTTGTCAACAATCTTCTGAGCAAGTACATCAACAGTTTCACCACGATTCGTGGACATTATTGAAATCATTGGTACAACCGAAGTGTTATCAGCAAGGTATCTCTCTGCTTCAGAAACCTGTACATACCAACTTTCCCTTTCTGACAGAGGGTAGTCTTTTACCATTTCTCCCGACAGATATGCAAACCGTTTCTCATTATTCTGATCTTTTGTTTTATGTAATGCCAGAAATTTCTTCTTACGGTCTGCATCATCTTCAAAGTATCGAGCTTCAATCGTATAATTTAAAATATATGCATCACCATTTCTAGTAATATCAGCATATCGTAAAACCTCATCCCACGCAGTCGCTGGCCGATTTGTGTAGGTATCAACTTCAACTACATCATCCGGTAAAGTCTCGCCCCTTTGAATATTTCCAGTGAGTTCATTATTCCTATAAGGAAACTCAATAACGTCACCTGTTGTTGTATCTATTCTTGCGTAATTCATATTAGTATCCTAATTGTCTTTCAATATAAGTGTCGAAATTTTCGTCCAGATCATAGATATATGCTGAACCAGAATCAGTAGCAGTATCGTCATCGAAATCAGCACCAACCACGATTCTACCTGATCCTATCGCAAGTGAGACACCGAAATGGTCAGCATTCGCAGCATCACTGGAAACTATCTTGGCGAGTTGGGTGCCATCCAGATCAAAGATATATGCTGAACCAGAACCAGTAGCACCGTACGGAGGATGTCCGCCAACCACGATTCTACCTGATCCTACCGCAACTGATCTACCGAACTCGTCATCTGCCGCGCCATCACTGGCCTTTATCTTGGCTAGTTGGGTGCCATCCAGATCAAAGATATATGCTGAACCAGAATTAGAACCATTATCGTCATCGTCATAAGCACCAACACAGATTCTACCTGATCCTATCGCAACTGAGAAACCGAAACTGTCATCTGCCGCGCCATCACTGGCAGTTATCTTGGTTAGTTGGGTACCATCCAGATCAAAGATATATGCTGAACCAGAATTAGAACCATTATCGTCATCACGATAAGCACCAACCACGATTCTACCTGATCCTACCGCAACTGATCTACCGAACAGGTCACCTGCCGCAGCATCACTGGCCTTTATCCTGGTTAGTTGGGTACCATCCAGATCAAAGATATATGCTGAACCAGCTAGACCATCATCTGCATCAGCACCAACCACGATTCTACCTGATCCTACCGCAACTCCGGCACCGAACTGGTCACCTGTCTGCAAACCGGTACCTTCTATAATGGCGATTTGGGTGCCATCCAGATCAAAGATATATGCATGACCCCCGCCCGCCTTGTAAGCACCAACCACGATTCTACCTGATCCTACCGCAACTGAGAAACCGAAAAAGTCACCTCCATCAGCATCACTAGCAACTATCTTGGCGATTTGGGTGCCATCCAGATCAAAGATATATGCTGAACCAGAATTAGAACCAGCTAGACTATCATCACGAGAAGCACCAACCACGATTCTACCTGATCCTACCGCAACTGAGAAACCGAACTGGTCATTTGACGCAGCATCACTGGCAACTATCTTGGTTTCGGTACTCTGTATGGTTCCAGTCAGGCGATTAAACGATTTGTGCAATAGTTCGCCTTTGTCACTTATTACTATATCACTTGCGCTGTCTTTAAAGGCCATTAGTATCCACTCTCCCAATCTTTTACATCGAACGGTGTAATAACATCTGGTGTGTCCCAAATATATGCTGCGCCAGCACTACTACCATCACCATAAGCACCAACACAGATTTTACCACATCCTACCGAAATTGCGGCACCGAAATTGTCACCTGCCGCACCATCATTGGCATCTATCTTGGCGAGTTGGGTGCCATCCAGATCAAAGATATATGCTGAACCAGAATTAGAACCATTATCGTCATCCAGATAAGCACCAACACAGATTCTACCTGATCCTATCGCAACTGATCTACCGAAATAGTCACCTGCCGCACCATCATTGGCATCTATCTTGGCGAGTTGAGTGCCATCTAGATCAAAGATATATGCTGAACCAGAATAAGTACCATTATCGTCATCACCATAAGCACCAACACAGATTCTACCTGATCCTACCGCAACTCCGGAAGTGCCGGAGGCGAATGGCGCCGATCGACCGAAATAGTCGCCAATGTCACCATCACTTGGTTTTATCTTGGCGAGTTGATTGCCATCCAGATCAAAGATATATGCTGCGCCAGAATAAGAACCATTATCGCTATCCCCCGAAGCACCAACTACAATTCTATCGCATCCTACGGCGACTGATTCACCGAATCGTTTACTCTCCTCTACATCACTGGCAACTATCTTGGTTATTAGAACACCATCCAGATCATAGATATATGCTGAACCAGAATTATTCTCATTACCGTCATTGATACCGTCATCAAATAGGGCACCAACTACGATTCTACCTGATCCTACCGCAACTGATCTACCGAACCTGTCATTTGACGCAGCATCACTGGCAACTATCTTGGCGAGTTGAGTGCCATCCAGATCAAAGATATATGCTGAACCAGCTTGACTAGCATCACCATAAGCACCAACACAGATTCTACTTGATCCTACCGCAATTGAAGCACCGAACAGGTCACTCGCCGCGCCATCACTGGCAGTTATCTTGGCGAGTTGAGTGCCATCTAGATCAAAGATATATGCTGAACCAGATGCAGAACCATTATCGTCATCACCATAAGCACCAACACAAATTCTACCTGATCCTACCGCAACTTGCCCACCGAAATAGTCCGAATCCGCAGTATCACTACCAACTATCTTGGTTTCATTGCTGGGTGCAGTGTCAACATCTCCTGATCCGTACATAAACGGAATTCCACTCTGACTCAAAACTGCAACGTTATTTACTTTAAATGTCACTAAATTCTCCAATACATATTGACAAATGAGTTAAATATAAGTATAATTGTATTTATACTAAAACAATCCTCTTTGAGAACCTTATTATATGAAACTTTGCTTTGTTGATACACTCGGCCTCTGTTATGATGGATCCACACTCGATAAAAGAGGATTAGGTGGTTCCGAGTCCGCAATCATTCTAATGTCAAAAGAACTTGTTCAACTAGGATTCGAAGTTACTGTATTTAACGACTGTATACACGACGATGCAAATCCAGGCATCTATGACGGTGTTACATATCGTTCTCTACATGACATAGAACAATATCATAATTACTTCGATATTTATATCTCTTCAAGATCAGTGGTTTCATTTGCACCCAACTCAATGAAAGAAAGATTTAAGTGGGCAGACAAACTACCTAATCTTGAAAGTGTCGCAATGACATCTAAACATCGTGTACTCTGGATGCATGATACATTCTGTGATGGTGATGATCTGATTGAAGACTTTGTATTACGAGGTCGCATTCATGAAATCTTTACTCTGTCTGATTGGCATACATCATATGTAACAACATGTAATCACGGCAAACAACGAAGTTATGAAACACTGAAACAATATATTTTCCAAACTCGCAATGGTATTCAACTTCATCACGAATGGGTAGATGTAAAAGCAAAAGACCCCGATCTGTTTGTTTATAATGCGTCAGTTACAAAGGGTATGATACCTCTTGTGAATAATGTGTGGCCGATTGTCAAAGAAAAACTACCTAATGCGAAACTCAAGGTCATTGGTGGTTTCTATCGATTTCGATCTACACATGGTCCAGATCAACAGGAACTTGACTGGCGAGATATGGTTGATAATCCAGTTCACGCAGATAGAGACATAGAGTTTACTGGTATCATATCACAAAAAGAAATCGCTGACATACTTGTGAAGTCTTCATATATGATATATCCTTCTGCGTTTCCTGAAACATTTGGCATCTCTACACTTGAGTCTCTCGCATATAATACACCACTCATTACTTGTCGTTTCGGCGCACTTGAAGAAACTGCGATTGATGTTGCTTGTTATAAAATACCTTATCCAATACAACCAAACTTTCAATTACCGTCAATTGATACCGATATTCAATCGGCAATCTTTGCTGATGCTGTTGTTCGCGCATACAACACTCCTTATCTACATCAACAGAAGATGTATGCTTGTAATCAAGTCAAAGATATTTGTGCGTGGTCAACAGTCGCATTACAATGGAAACAACACTTCTATAAACTAATGGGTGACTTCTTATCAATCCAAGAATATCGTAAAGTGACTGATATTAACAATCGTGTTCATAAAGTATTTGGTCGCCGTTTTCATAACTACGAAGAAGCGACCATTCGCAAACAGATAGAGAAACCTATTGTAGTTATTACTGCTGTTTATAATGCAGAGAATTATATTGACAAGTGTATTCGTTCTGTTGCGGCACAGGATTATGAAAACTATCGGATGATTATTATTAATGATGCATCAACAGATCGCACTGCTGAGGTGATTGAAAATACAATCGCTGAAACTGGTCTTGAAAACTTTGAGGTGATTACTCGTAAAGAAAATGTGGGAGCAGTGTTCAATCAAATATCAACCATTCAATCAAAATGTGACCCAGAAGATATTACAATGATCCTTGATGGTGATGATTGGTTAGTCAATAATTCAAATATCTTTAACCTGTATAATAATCTATATCATGATGGCGCAGAATATACCTATGGCAGTTGCTGGTCGTTAGTTGATAAGATACCATTGATTGCTCAACCTTATCCACCAGAAGTCAAAGCGAATAAGTCTTATCGCGATTATAAATTCAACTGGAACTTTCCGTATCCGCATTTAAGAACTTTTCTTGGTAGACTTGCCTTGGACCTAGACGCCACACTGTTCCAAGACGCGCAGGGCGAATGGTATCGTGCAGGTGGGGATAACTCTACCTTCTACAACATCATTGAACAGGCAGACCCAGAGAAGGTCGTATGCGTGCCTGACATCGTATATAACTACAACGACACCAATCCAATCAACGACTATAAAGTGAATGGCACAGAACAGAATGAAACTGCAAATAACATTTTAGGAAAAAATATGAAGAAAACTAAACGAATATTGATTGCTATTCCCACAGCGAAGTATATTGAACCAGAGACAATGAAGTCAATCTATGATCAGATTATTCCAGAAGGTTATCAAACTGAGTTTCAGTTCTTCTATGGTTATCAGATTGATCAAATTCGTAATCTGATTGCTAACTGGATGGAAAATAAAGATTATGATTATTTGTTCTCCGTTGACTCGGATATTATATTCCCTCCTGATACATTGATTCGCCTACTCGATCATGATAAAGATTTGGTCACAGGAATATATCGGCAACGACTGCCTAATCAAACTCTTGAGGTATATGATCAAAATCTACAGAATATTCCAATTGAAAATTTACCTAATAACTCTCTAATAGAAATTGGCGGTTGTGGTTTCGGTTGCGTTTTAGTTAAGAAAAAATTATTTGTTAAGATTGGTTATCCGCAGTTTGTTTATCATTCAGCGATTGACCATAAAGATACTTTCAGTGAAGATAATTATTTCTGTAAAGCAGCGAGAGAAAATGGTTTTCAACTGTATGCTGATACCAGTCTTTTCTGCGGTCATAAAGGAACACATGTATACGAGGTTGTCAAATGAGTTACGAATCTCTAACACATCAAGTAGAAGAAAAGATTGACAATGTGGAATCTTGGACTTGGATTGAAAAAGACTGGGAAGGTTTTCGTTGGCCAAAAGAAGATTGGCAAGATGCGATCAAAGGGTTGATTGAAAAACATGTGAACAGTAGAACTGTTGTCGTTCAGGCAGGAGGATTACAGGGAATGTATCCAAGATTACTCAGCGATATGTTTGAACGAGTATATACCTTTGAACCTGATCCTCTCAGTTTTCATTGTCTTGTCAATAACTGTCAAAAAGATAATATCATAAAAATACAAGCTGCGGTCGGTGAACACAATGGTCTCATAGACATCAATAGATTTTGCGAACACAATGTTGGAATGAACAGTGTGATACAAGGTAACAAGTATCCAATGTTTACCATTGACTCACTGGGTTTAGATACATGTGACTTTATACAGTTAGATGTAGAGGGGTTTGAGATTCCCGCATTGCGTGGTGCCAGTAACACCATTGATAAATTCAGACCAGTGTTGTGTATTGAAACAAGAGTGGGAACTGAAAAAGAGGTGAATGATTATATGAGTAATTTACGATATTACAATATTGATACGTATCATCACGATAGTTTTTGGTTGCCGATTATTCAACATCAACCAAAGGGATTTGTTTCCTAATACTCGTCGGGTAGATGAGAACCTTTCACTTCAGACATATATGAGTGATAACAATGATTTGTCTCCAGTGGTCGGAATAGAAAGTCAAGAATTGGCCTCATAATCCTTCCAATTCTTTTGTCGTCTCGTTCAAGTCTCCAACAAGCAGCGGAAATAGTCTCGTCAGGCCACGCGGCACCCAACGAGATTACAGAAAATATAAACTGATCCAGAGCAATCAATAAATGAAGTATTCTTCTTTGAAAGGTTAGTTTCATGATGGCCAAGTCATCACTGGCAATTCAGCAATTAATTCTGAAACTGTTGGCAAAGTTCTAGTCTCTGCCTCAACATCTGCTAATACTTGCTCGACGTATTCCCAAACTGCCACTCTCCAAGTCAATGCTGCTTGCCCTTCTGTAGCATATGTTCCTGTACCAGAAGCATATGAACAAGCAGACATAATATTGTCGTACAGTTTCGTTTTTGCTTCTGTGTCTAAATGTTCTTGTACTGCTTCAGAATATTCACCAATTAAAATTTGTTTATATGCGTCTTTTTCTTCTGCTGTCATTTCTACAACAGTTTTATTTATAGTCCAAACTCCATCAACTAAAGATGGAGTAGAACCAACTACAATCTTATGCGTGACTTTATCATATGTGGGATCTTCGACAATTGTTACAGGATAAACACCCCACTCTGCTAACAGTTCTTCTGATGTTTCTTTCGGAAAAGAAACATTAGCATTATCTGTTTTTAATTGCCTAACAGAATATGGATATGTTTCAACTAAGTTATTTGCTATTTTAACATACATTTAATATTCTCTCTTACGATCCAAATCCTGAAGCATCAAGTCCTGAGTCTTCAGTCCAAATTCGAATCTCATCTATAGTGCCATTAAAGTTTACTTCATAAGCAGAGCCAATGTCTGCAATGCCTGAGTTATTTTGCCCGTATCCTTTACCGTTGCTTCCGTAAACTTGACTTTGCCCCCCGCCAGCAGTATCAGTTCCTAGTTCAACTATTGAGTTTGCCGATCCTTTGCCGCCTTCTTGTACATAGACCGTGAGAGTAAAGGTGCTTGCATCAACAACAATATAATAGGTTGCGTCTGATCCAGTATATGAGGATATATCGACCTCAACCTCTGCTGCATCTGGATCAGTTCCCCATGAGGAATTTCCAGCACTGTCAAAAGCCCTTGCGCGTAAAGTCCCATTATTGACCCCAACAGCCAAACCAGCACCACCATTGCCGCCCAAATCAATTAAAACACCGTCATTAGTTGATGAAATGTTGGCATCAATCGCTATGAGAACATCATAAAAACCGAACACCCCAGTTCCGGTGCTTGGGAAAGACGTTATCGTGTAGTCTGGCGTACCGTAGTCCGCTTCATAATCAAACTCGACAAAAGACGAAAGTAGTGCTTTAAATCTGAACATTAAGAAGAAACCCCAACCAATGCTCCATATAATACTGAACCAACTTTCCACACATTAATAATTGTTTCATTTGTTGTATCAAGCGTTGGAGCAGTACCGCCAATCCATTCCATTGTCGGCCAAGTAATTGTGTATGCTGTTCCGTCGAGAATATGCATTGTGATATATTCGCCTGTTGTAAGACTATCACTGAATGTAGAACTCGCAGAAAGTGTCAAGTTTTGAATTGTACCATTTGAAGGATCAAGGGCAAATGTTGCACCAACTGTCGCGTTTGTATAAACATTTTCTTGAATTGCTTTTGCGAATGTTACAGTTTCATCTGAACCAATAGTAATTGCCGTGGCATCACCGTTGTCTACAATACTCGTGACACCTGATGAACCAGTAAATCCTGTTGATCCTGCTGACCCAGTAAAACCTGCACCTTGAGAACCAGTAAATCCTGTTGGGCCCGCGACTGTTGAGTCAGAACCCTTCGATCCAGTAAATCCTGTTGGGCCAGTGTCGCCTTGAGAACCAGTAAATCCAATAACACCTTGATCACCTTGAGAACCAGTGAATCCGATAACACCTTGATCGCCTGTATCACCTTTTGATCCAGTATAACCTAAGTCACCTACAAAAATCCACTTTGATCCGTCCCATCGCCAAATACTTGTGCCGACTGTATGATCGTCATTTAGACTCGGTGAATTTGGGAAATTAATCGCCATTATTTGTTCTCCAACTGCTCTATTCTCAGTGTCAACTCTTTGACCGCTTCAATGAGTACGGCCACTATATTACCATAGACAATGGAATAATAATCCTCTTCATTGCCTTTAACAACTTCTGGTAAAATTTCTAATACCTCTTGTGCTATTAAACCAATACTTCTGGCGCCGTCTTTATCATAGGACACGCCGTTTAACTTCTGTACGAGATTTAAACTATTCAAAAGAGGTTCTATATTATCCTTCAATCGTGCATCTGATGCAGATGAAATATCACCACCAGCAAAAATATCATCTTGACATCCAATACCGCCTGTAACTTTTAACGCACCAGTTGTTGATGAGGTGGAGGCGGTGGAGTTTGTTATAGTAATCGCATTGGTAGTAGTGCTGCCATTGTCTGTGGCCTGTTGTAATGTACTAGCGCCGCCTGACCCAGTGAATCCTGTTGTGCCAGTATCACCTTTTGACCCAGTGAATCCGATAACACCTTGATCACCTTTTGAACCAGTGAATCCTGTTGTGCCAGTATCACCTTTTGACCCAGTGAATCCTGTTGTGCCAGTATCACCTTTTGAACCAGTATAACCTTGAATACCTTGTTGTCCTGCCGCGACTACCCACTGTGATGAAGTTCCATCGTTGTAGTATACACTGAACAGACCGTCATCTGAATCAAACCATAAATCACCTTGTGATGGACTCGAAGGCGCTGCACTCGTTACACTAACCTCCATAGATGTTCCATCTGCACCAGAAGAACCAGTGAATCCTGTTGTGCCTCTACTACCAGTGAAACCTATGACACCTTGATCACCTTTTGAACCAGTGAATCCGATAACACCTTGATCACCTTTTGAACCAGTAAATCCTGTTGTACCAGTATCACCTTTCGACCCAGTGAATCCTGTTGTGCCAGTATCACCTTTAGAGCCTGTAAATCCTATGACACCTTGATCACCTTGAGAACCAGTGAATCCGATAACACCCTGATCACCTTTCGACCCAGTGAATCCTGTTGTGCCAGTATCACCTTTAGAGCCTGTAAATCCTATGACACCTTGATCACCTTGAGAACCAGTGAATCCGATAGGTCCTTGCACAGTAGAAGCAGAGCCAGTAAAGCCGATCGATCCTGTAAATCCTACGTCACCTTTTGATCCAGTAAATCCAATAACACCTTGATCACCCTTCGATCCAGTGAATCCGATAACACCCTGATCGCCTTGCGAGCCAGTGAATCCGATAACACCTTGACTTCCTGTGAATCCTGTTGGACCTGCAACTGTCGAAGCAGATCCAGTAAAACCTGTGTCACCTTTATCACCAGTTCTAGCAAAAGTTATAACAACATCTTCGCTTGCTGAAAAAGTTGTCGCTGAACCAGAAACGTAAGCACAGTTTACAACAAAATAACCAGATGGTTCTGAGATGCTACTGATGGTGAATAGTGCAAAGTCATCTGGATTTGATTTGTTTGATACTCTGAAGTGTCCTTTGATGACGCTGTCGCTGTCATCAATCGTTCGTAGAAATGGTTGTATATCAGTTGAAGCATCATCCGCATCATCGATATACATTGCTGTAACACTTGAAACAGTTGCATTATTAAACTTTAGATTGCCAACTCCTGGATCAGAGTTTGTAGTATTTGTGTTGAAAGTATAATCAAAAGTAGCACCGCCGAAGTTACCGTCAGCGCCTTGTGATCCAGTGAATCCAGATGATCCTGTGAATCCAGTATCGCCTTGTGACCCAGTGTATCCTGAGACATAAGAGTTGTTTACCCATGACGTTCCGTTCCAAACAAACGTTTTACCGTTCTCAGTATGTTCGTCATTTAACGATGGGTTGGTTGGAAAATCTATTGATGCCATTTTATTTTATCTCTTAATCTGAACTTGACTTGCCAGAAATACCATATGAAGCATCAAACTCTAGATAGACGGCGTGCATTCCATCTTCAAAAGATGCTTCTGTGTGACCGCCGATAATCAATTTATTCCCCAAAGATTCTATTGAAGTACCGAATTCATTTGAACCTGTACCTATTTGATATTGTTTCCAAGCATCAGCATCCATGTCTATAATACCAACAATTAAATCTAACAACCCAGAAGTCTGATTATCATCTGCGAAGAATCCGGAACTATGACCGACTATCGCAATTCTACCATCTGGAAGTTTAGTACTGTGATGCCCGTTCTGTGTTACCAAGCACGACCTTAATGTTCCTGTTTGATACGCATCACCCCAAACATCAGTTACATAATTAAATTTAACTACACCGAAATCTTCTGATCCAGAGTTGGTTTGATTACCAAGCGCACCATTTGTAGAATATGTTACAACTAATGTATTCGCGCCAATATCATGTATATTTATACCACTATCATTGAAGCCACTTCCAGTTTGATAATATTCGGTAGTGTGAGTTGTCATCTCGTGGATACCTAAGAAAATATCATATCCACCTAGATTCGTATGAGTAGGATCACCTAACGTGCCTGTTGATCTTCCAGTAATAGCAATGTCTGTATTCTCCAATTCTGTGACTGCATATATCTCTTCATCTTTGGTAGAACCATTCTGAAAATACATAAATGCGCCAGTTGATGGATTAATATGATAGATAATATAATCATACACACCAGACTCACCAGTGTTTTTTCTTCCTATATCTCCTGATGTCACACCAACAGGTACAATCATTCCTCCGCTGTGTTGTATAATATCATATCCAAATGCGTTACCATCATCAGCAGTACCATCACCAACAGTAGCTACTTGATAGAAATTAAAGATACTATCGGTAAAGTTGTATCTCAGCCCTGAAGTTTTATCCGATCGATAAGAATCTGTATTTAAATAATTTTGCACATCAGACAAGTCAACTGACGCTGCCCAGAACTGAAATACACCTTGCGCGCCGAATGAACCATCATATTCTTCAACAGTAGCAAAGGTTGCAGTGTATGTCGGACTGCCGGCCGCAGTTCTTGTCCAACTAGCAGTTGAATCGGCAGAAGCAGAAATAGAAGTAATTGTCGCACTATTTAAAGATTCCGTTAAAGTTGTTGCTTGATATAACATCTTTGTGGTTGGGTTACCATTAATATGATAGTTACCCGTTCCGAACTCTTGTTTCCAAGATCGGAATAACATTCCATCAATACTGTCAGAGTGACTTGTTTTGGTTCCAACAGAAACAATATTATCCTGTGTAGCATCATCAATCACAGCAACAAGATTTTCTGTTCCCATGAACCCTATGCTATTTTGCCATTGAATTGCACCAGTATTATCATACTGTACAATAACACCATTTGCTCCTGCTTGACCAACAACATGAATCTTTCGATTCGTATTGCCAATAACCCAGTTTGGATTTGTGTAGTTTTCAGCAACAACAGAATTAAAAGTACACGAACCAAGAGTCCTTGACCAAGTCTTACCGACGTTATATGATGCAGAACCTAAAGTTTCGTCAACCTGTAACTGTAATACAAAACCATCAGATTCTTCATTACCAACTACCGCGTAATCAGCGCCGTTACCAGAACCATCAGGGTCGCCAATACATGCAATATCATTCGCGGCACCATTGGCAGAAGCAGAAAAACCACCAATCCATTGAATCATTCGATTTGATGTACTGTCAGTTTCACCCATACCATAACGAATCTTATTTGCACCATTATCGCCGGAGAATAAGAATCTGCCTTTTGTGCTATCAGTATCAGGGCGAAGTCGATTTACATTCAGATTAGAAACGGTGTTAACTTCTGTCACAGTGCCGTCTAAATCAACAACGGTAAAGTATGTTGTTGTACCAGTTTCCATCGCCATAACAACATACTCTGTACCGCCATCGTTTGTTACGACTACGCTCTTCGCAACTTCAGCACTAGAAGTTCCATATGCATATGACCAAGTGACAGAAGAAGTTGTGCCTGTTGGATTTATTTTAATTAAAAGAGCATCGGTGCTACCTGCGCCGAAATTAACAGTGCTTCCACAAATATAAAGATTGTCGCTAGAATCTATCGCGATACCATATGCTACATCTGCGCCAGTTGATCCACTATCATATTTGTATTGCCAAACTTCCTCGAAGTTTTTATTTAATTTATAGATAACAATGTAACCATCTTCATGATTTGCCAGTGTGTAGTAGTTTTCATCAGAGTCTTGTATTACATCGACTGGAGATATTTCGTTTAATCCGTCTTCAATATTCCTCAAGAATCCATGGCATTTGATATCACGCTTCGTGACAAGTTCTGATTTAGTGTACCCCGTGAGCCATATTTTATCATCAGATGCTTGACACACGCCAGTACAGAAATCTACACCCATTCCACCATAAACAAAATGAACTTCACGATCTGTGTTATCACCATCAATCAAACTAAATAAGATATTTTTTTCTGATGTATTTGCAATATTTAATCCATTAACTTGGCCAACCGCTACTTTTCTTCCATCATTTAAAGGAAGAATATGTTCATAGATTTCTTCACCACCCAAATCAATTTCTTTTTTACGATAGAAACTTGGACTTCCTGTGGAATATTCCAAAATTCTTTTATCGGTCGCGATACCTTTTGGTTCGAGATTATTGTATCTGGACACAGAACCATTGTTTGTATCATACTCAAGATATCCGGTGTTGGCGGCTGAACGAGTTAAAAATCCTCCAGTTGAGGAATCATAATCGAGGTGTTCATAACCAAGAAATTGTTCGTCGAGTTGAAACGAATAAACTCCATCGCCCTGATAGGTTGAAGCACCGCCATCAGATGTCCCACTTAATAAAAGGTAGAACGAGGTGTCTGATGAGTTATAACGAAAACCATGTACACGGACAGGACTTGCGCTTATATTTGTAAGTACCTGTCCCTCGTCAGTCCAAGTTGTTCCATTATATGAATGTATACGAATACCGCCATTGATGATATCGCTATATGCGACAAATAGATCGGATCCGACCGAAACACATTGAGCATCGCATGGACCAAGAAAATCAGATTTTAATACTTGTCTAACGAGATCACTACTGTCTTGTGTTGCGGCGCTCGGTATCGACCAAACTTCCAAATCCGTGTTAGCAGAATTGGTTTGATTTGTCATTAAGACTGGGAAATATACTCTAGTGTCTAATAAGTCTCCGCAACTTGCTCTTACTGGCCAATTCTTTTGTACACCAGATGTGCCATTCGCAGTAAAGACAGGATCCCTCAAGTCGAATGTTCCTAACTGTACCTCACCTGTAAAAGAAGTTGCAGAATCGTTGTATGTTTTACTGAATACATCCCAACTAGTGTTATTCGCGCTAATATAAAAGTAATGATACCGATCACTTGTGCCGCGTATTAAACCGCCTGTCATATAATTTTTATTTGCCGTGCTGGGTAGAGTTACATCATTGTGTGAGTTGTGCGCGCCACCAACTGAAGGAGTATGAACTCTTGCTAAACGACTCTGATATTTTGTTCCTTGAGTATTGACATCGATACTAATCGAATATCCAAAAGATTTGTCATCAGAATCAATGAATCCACCGCCAGAAGTTGTTTCTCGGCCGCCCTCATAATCCACATAGAAAGAAGGTAGGTGTTTGTGATACTGATAATAATACCATTCAGTATCGCCTTCTGGAAGATAAAAACGATCCCAATAAAATGCATCGTCAGGCACGGCATATGCTCCCATGTGGGAAAACATTATCGCGTCATCTTCTATTGCGTTGGTAAGATCGTTAACTCCCGCACCAATATGTTCAATTGCTCCTGCGTGATAGTTTACAGACGATCCATCCCAATCTTCAGACAACAAAGGAATTGTACCTTCTATTGTCAAATAATCGGCCGCGCTTTCCAGGTCAGCAATATTGCCCCACTCGTGTAACCTTACCTTAGCACCGACCGTATCATTTGAACCATTGACAGGAAGATATGTATACCAAAATCCTTGCCTATCAATGTTATTGTTGATAGGCAACGGTGAATACTCAGAAGTATTTGCTGAGTATTCGTATGTTACATTAATGTAAGTTGCCATATATTAAGTTCCTGAGATAGGAGTTCCTGGTCGAAAAATAATATCAGTTGAATTAACTGCGAACCCTATAAACAGTGATCGCACTGTTGTTGAGGGTGTCGGGGGAGAACTGGTTGGTGTTCCATCTGCTGCTAGAAAAAGTGTAGAACCTGCGCTCAATCCAGTAAATCCTTGAACTAATCCCCAACTATAATATATATCATTTATTTTGATTAAAACATTGTTGAGTTGTATAGATGTGTCACTCGAATCTGCATCTGTAACGGTGTTAGTTCCATTGATGCGAACAATCTTGCCATTAGTACCTCCAGTTAAACCGCTCACTGTGAGAGCAACATCGGTAATCACATTTGTTGATTTAACAAAAGACATTTTTAAACTCCTTTCCTTGATATTTCTATATATGCGGTATTAGAAACAGAACCAGTGTTATCTGAATTTTGAACATACATTTCCAGATAATCATTCTCAGCGAGCGAATATATTTCGTCCAAAGAAACTGTGGAGTTTGGACCGAGAGTGGCTGTTTCAAGTGTTGTTGTGGCATTTTTCTTTAAAGAAAAAGTATACGAATCAGAAGAACCTGCTGATGTCGTTGTAAACAGACCATTTACTCTATAGTATCCATCAACCTTTATTGTCAGTCTTGATGCTGTACCATTGCTCCAATATTCTGATCCCAATACATCAGCATTTTGATCATATTCTGTTTCGGAAAAGGTGATCGCCGTGTCGCTGGATGTTACCGAAAAGGGAGAGGTCAAATAAGTCTTAGCACCTGAGAAAGCACTCCAAGTAGAAATGCCTGTGCCGAGAGATAGACCTTCTTGAGTAAATTCTATGAAACTTGTATCGCTTTCTATTGAACCTGCGGCCGTGCTTTCTGCCGCAAAAATTTCTATATAATCTCCAACAGTTAGTTGTAATACATCTTCAAAATTGACAAACTGATTACTTGATACAGTTGTTGTTGATAACTGTGTTCCATTTTTATAAATCGCGATTGTATATGAAGAAGCAGTACCACCCGCAGTTGTGTTTATCTGACCATTCAACCGATAAAATCCATTCTCAGTAATAGAAAATCTTGTCGGTGCTGAGACAGTCCAAAGACCAGCGGTGTCAAATTCTTCAGTTGTCCAGGATATTCCTGTCATCGTTTCACTTAACGCGAAGTCCGAAGATAACTTGAGTTTCGCACCTTTAAATGCTCTCTTTGTTGAACGTGTGATCACGTCCCACTTCTCGCCATCCCATTGCCACACAGCAGCATTGTCATCTGTATATGTGTCATTCGTTGACGGTGATGTTGGAAAATCTAATGCCATTATTGTGTCGCTCTTATTTTTTTCCTAATATTAGGACTTGTTAATTCACTTGATGTAGATTGACCATATAAAAACTCAACGCCTTCGTTAGTCCGCGTTTGGTCCGATCCATCCAATTTAAAATAAACTCCTATCATCAAATATCCATCGGCAGAACCTAATTCGTCTCCTGCGGATGCAAAACTGTCACAGTACCAAGAAATATTCATAGTCGCGGCAGACATATTGGTTTCTCTTTGACTTTCTGCTGTTGTAATTGATGTTGTCAAACCAGCATCAGAAAACATTGGGACAGCACCAGGAGAAGAATAACCAGAAGCAGGAACCCATTGGTTAGTTGATGTGTCAAAACCACCAACGAACAGTTGCGCGCCCATTCGCATGTCTAGTCTTTGTCTACTGGTCCTGATGTTCTGTACATCTAATGATAACGACCACTGGCCAGCATCAAATTTAGTATTGTAAGGATATAATAATGCTATTCCATTATTTACCACTAATTGTTCGCTCGCGCCAGATGTCACGTTTCTCGTAAAAGTTCCTGTCGTCAGCGATGTGCCAGCGGTGACGCTCCAACTTGGTAACGAACCAGACAAGTTATTATCATTTATCTCACTACCTCCAGTAAAAGTCTGGTCCATCCATCCATATTGCGTACCACTCTCACGGCTAACATTCCAAATACTTGTAGTTGAATCATTAGTTCCTGTTGGTACGCCAGTCAAAGATGGTTGCCAAACTAAAGCATTATTAATTTGATTTAAATACCAAGTCTTAGTTGCCATTTCAATTCACCTTAGAATGACAAGTTAACATGGAACTCATTGACAGTTCCTGATGTCGCAGAAGTTTCTAACCAAACATATCTCCCAGAAGCGATAGAGGAACTAGAAATAGTTGCAGTTGCTCCAGTTGTAGTATTCGTGGTTGTAGCAGTTGCAATGGTTGTTCCTGTTGCGCTTCTATCTGCTGCCTCTTTTAATGTATATGTGACTGATGGAGAACTTCCTCGGCAAACTGCGCGGACTTCTGTAACTGTGAGTGCGCTGTCAGTATAAAACATTGTAACATCTTCGCTTGATGTTGGATCATATAATGAAATGCCACGAGGAATTGTAATACCAGAAGAACCAGTAAATCCAGTTGCGCCATCGTTTCCAGCGACTGTTGAGTCGGCACCCTTCGATCCAGTAAATCCTGTTGACCCGTCACTGCCATCTGTGCCATCTGTACCAGCGGAACCTGTAAAACCAGTAGCACCTGCGACTGTAGAAGCAGAACCAGTGAATCCTGTTGTACCTTTTGATCCAGTAAATCCTGTCGTGCCTTGATCGCCAGTATCACCCTTCGATCCAGTAAATCCTGTTGGACCCGCGACTGTTGAGTCAGAACCCTTCGATCCAGTAAATCCTGTCGTGCCTTGATCGCCAGTATCACCCTTCGAACCAGTAAAACCAGTTGTACCAGTATCACCTTTTGACCCAGTAAATCCTGTTGTGCCAGTATCACCTTTTGACCCAGTAAATCCCGTGTCACCCTGTTGCCCTGTTGCACCAGCGAGGTTAACACTCCAAGATGTAAATGTCCCAGAACCAGTCGTTGTGTCTACACTGACAACTAAAGCACCTGTACCAGAGTTATAACTGGTGACTGTACCTTCCATATAATTCGAGGCATCATTAGCAATCTTAACAGTTTGCGATACACTATATGCAAGACCTGTTCCTACCGTCAGAGACTTAGATCCTGTCCCGATAGTCAATGATGTTGTAGATGATGTTAAATAAGTATCGCCTTTTGATCCAGTGAATCCCGCACCTTGAGAACCAGTAAAACCAATATTACCTTGATCGCCAGTATCACCTTTACTGCCAGTAAAACCAGTTGTTCCTTGATCACCTTGATTACCTTTTGAACCAGTAAAACCAATATTACCTTGATCGCCTTGACTTCCTGTGAAACCAATGATACCTTGATCGCCAGTATCACCTTTTGAACCAGTAAAACCAATATTACCTTGATCGCCAGTATCACCTTTTGAACCAGTGAAGCCTATGACACCTTGATCACCTTTAGAACCAGTAAAACCTGTCGGTCCCTGAACTGTTGAATCTGCTCCTGTATCACCTTTTGATCCGGTGAAACCAGTATCGCCTTTAGAACCAGTGAAACCTGTTGAACCACGAGAACCTGTAAAACCAGTAGCACCTGCGACTGTAGAAGCAGAACCAGTAAATCCTGTTGTACCAGTGTCACCGCCGGAACCAGTGAAACCTGTACCACCCAGTGATCCTGTATAACCAATATCGCCCTGTGACCCTGTGAATCCTGTTGCACCTGCTGAACCTGTGAAACCCGCACCCTGAGAACCAGTATAACCTAATGTTCCCTGAGAACCGGTGTATCCTTGATCACCAATAGCACCAGAAGACGCATCAACCCATTGTGAACTTGAACCATCATCATAGTATATTTTTAATTGCGCCTCTTCTTCGTTCCACCACAAATCGCCGTCAGAGGGGGCTCCGGGAGCAGAGGAAGATGTTGTAACAGAAGCACCACCGCCACCACCTGATCCTGTGAATCCAACAACGCCAGCGGAACCAGTAAAGCCCGTATCGCCCGTAGTACCTTTTGATCCTGTGAAACCTGTTTCACCATCAGTGACAGTTGGATCAGCGAAGAGAACCCATTGCTGTGAGTTTCCATCGTTGTAATAGAAATAAGATTTGCCAGTTCGAGTGTCGAACCAGATAGTTCCATCACCTGCTGTTGGTGCTGAAGCAGAAGAGACTACATTAGAAGAACCGAGAGAACCTGTATATCCAAAAGAACCTGTAAAACCAGTGCCACCCAGTGATCCTGTAAAGCCGACAACACCTTGCGATCCTGTAAATCCTATGACACCTTGATCACCTTGACTTCCTGTGAAGCCAGTGACACCTTGATCACCTTGACTTCCTGTGAAGCCAGTGACACCTTGATCGCCTTGACTTCCTGTGAATCCTGTTGTGCCTCTACTACCAGTGAAACCTATGACACCTTGGTCGCCTTTACTGCCCGTGAATCCGATAACACCCTGATCACCTTTAGACCCAGTGAATCCTGTTGTGCCGGTGTCGCCTTTAGAGCCTGTAAATCCTGTTGTGCCAGTATCACCTTGACTTCCTGTGAAGCCAGTGACACCTTGATCACCTTGACTTCCTGTGAAGCCAGTGACACCTTGTTGAGAAAGAGTAATTAATGACGTTCCGTCAGATGAATAGAGGATTTCATCTGCGACATTGATAGCAAGTTCGCCAACATCAATAAATGAAGACGCACCTGAATTTGTGGTGTTAGGCGTGTTTCCAGCAACGGAAGACCGCTTAATTTGAAATTTATTTGCCATCTCTAATTCTCTATATAGAGTTCAATAAAGGATTATATAATCCTAATACTAATATTATTTATTTTTTAATATATCAACTTCTTTCTTCAGGTCTTTGACTGCTTCAATTAAATATCCAACCAAATTACCATAAGAAACAGTGAGATATTCTCCGGTGTTGTCCACTAGTTCAGGAGCAATTTCTTGCATTTCTTGTGCGATTACACCACTTTCTTCTCTACCACCTTTCGTGTATGAAACACCACGCATATCATAAACTTTTGTACCATCAAGAGTTTCTATGTTGTCTTTCAATCTCACATCAGAAGTTGAGTTGAAATTAGCTGCCGACATATCACCTGTTATGGTTACAGAATTTGTACCAGAGTTGAAAACAAATCCAGATGATCCCGCTAATGTTCCACTATTATTAAACTGAACCTGTGTGTCTGATCCGGCGACACCAGATGGAGCGGGTATCCAGTCATAATCAGTGCCAGTCCAACTCAACACCTCAGAAGATGCTGCTGAACTGGTGTTTAAGTGAGTATCTACATCTGAATTGGTATAACCAGCATTATCTACCCACGCATAATCTGTTCCATTCCAACTCAGTACATATCCACTTGTTGGATTGGTTTGATTTAGATGTGTATCTACTCTAGCATCTGTATAGTAAAGGTTAGTCGAACCTTCTGATACATCATCAGTATCAGCTGCTGCAATTCTAGCATCTGCTCTAGCATCTGTATAGTAAAGGTTAGTCGAACCTTCTGATACATCATCAGTATCAGCTGCTGCAATTCTAGCATCTGCTCTAGCATCTGTATAGTAAAGGTTTGTTCCTTCACTTAAATTTGTTGTTGACTTAGCAGTGAATCCTGCATCTACTCTAGCATCTGCTCTAGCATCTGTATAGTAAAGGTTAGTCGAACCTTCTGTTATTTCATCCGTATTATCTTTTGTTAATATTTGAGTATCAACGTATGCTTTTACTGACTGTTGTGTTGGAACTAATGCATCACTGTTAGATAACATGGTATCTTCATCAATAAATCCATTGATTACGTGTGCTGAATCCGCTGGCACCGCGCCAGTAATTATTAAATCAGTGCCATCATGTTTTATTGTAACATCCGATCCAGTACCAAACGACAACGGAATATTATCATTAACCCTTGGACCAGAAGAAGTGAAGATTAGAAATCCGCTGGTATGAATATCCTGTGCATCTGATCTTAAAAACGACGTTGAATCTAAATTATCAAATGTATTTGCGTTACCTGAAATCTCAACGCCATCAGCAGAGATGTTTGTGAGACCCGATCCATCGCCCCAAAATTTAGTAGCACTAACATCTCCTACCACGGTAAGCGCATTAGAACTAGGTGCTGTGTTGACGCCGACTCTATTATTTGTAGTATCTATGTATAGGGTATTAGCATCGAAGTTTACATTTGAACCCGTTACGTTTAACACAGTGCCATTGTGGGTGAAAGTGACATTCGGACTGCCACCAACGATTACACTGGTGGAAGTATGAATGTCTCCTGCCACATCAAGTGCATAGGAAGAACTGGGTGTTGTGTTGACTCCGACACTATCTGCGGATGTGTCTACAAAAAGGGTGTCTGTATCGACTATAAGATTGGCAGAAACGGTCACTGTATTTGTAACATTGACCGCTCCAGTTGAGTTGATACCATCGAGGGTCTCAAACTTCTTATTCGCCATTAGTTATACTCTCTTTTAAATTCTTTTAAAGTTGAAAAATACCACTAGCATTCCACTCAATTTCGATATTTGAATTGTTTGGCGACACAGGCAGACCAGAAACGCTAGTATCTAAAAACGCAACAAGACGCGAAGTTGCTTCATCGCCAGTATCAATCCAAATGAGTAATGCATTACCTGTAGCTACTGGAACGCGGGGGGCCAGATCACTTGCGGGAAAAATCACATCATCACCATCAAATAACCCACCGACAACTGTTGTGTTTCCTATAGTTATTGTTGACAACACACCTTGATCGGTAACATCATCTAAATCACTATAAAATGTATGACTAACATCATATGGTGTAAGAGCTGTATTGATTAAGGATACCTTTACATTAGTGCCTGTAAGAGATATATCTGTGGATCCGCTTATAAGTGACTCTTTATATTTTGGATAAATCGCATTAGCCACCTACCTTCTCTCCCTTAACTTGATCGGACTTTGTTTCTTTTTTTTGTGTCGCGTGTTCGAGTTTGTAGATTGATGCATCAAGTTCGCGTATCTTCTCATCTTTTTCTAATAATGATTCTCTCAAAAATATGTTTTGAACTTCCATGTTTAAGACATCGGATTGAAGGGTATCAAATTTCGATCTTAAAACTTGTATATATTTATTCACAAATTGCGCGTTAGCATCTTCAGACATAATTTACTCCATACTATTTGTCATAATAAAAGGGGGAGAAATTCTCCCCCGATTCTCAGTACTATTTAGAACGTTCCACCATCAAGTGTTCCGAACTCAGGCACGCCACCCGAACCTGCTTGCAGTACTTGACCTTCAGTGCCAGCGGCTGTTACGTCAAGTGCATTTGAACCGTCACCGTAGATGATACCGTTGTCAGTAAATGAAGTTACGCCAGTACCACCTTGAGGCACCGCGAGTGCGGTTGTCAGTGTTAAACTAGCAGCGTCAAGAGCACCAACGTCTAAGGCAGCAAGAGATTGTCCCGTGGCATCATATGCCATTCCTGTTGGTTCAACAGTAAGACCATCGAGCAGTTTCCAAGTACCTGAATCAGACGCATCTCGAATGAATCCAGAATACTTCTCAGCACCGTCATTATATTGACCATATACACCGAAGTCGGTAGTTGTGTTAGCACTAGATGACGCAAGACCAATCATGTTGTCTTCAACAAGCAACTGAGTTGTGTCGATAGTTGTTGTGGTACCCGATACTGTGAGGTTACCGGAAATGGTTACGTCATCTGGGAGACCGATGGTTACGGATCCAGTCGATGTATCAACTTCAATTTCGTTTGCGGTACCAGTGATGTCACTTACATAATCGCCAGTCAGTTGCGAAGTAGCGATAGAAAGTGTACTATCAATGACATGCAAACCAGTCGTGTTAGCAACAAGTGAAGTATCGCCAGAATCATCGACATTCACTCCGCCAGCTGTTACGGAAATACCGTTGGCGGCAGTAACAGACAGTGAATGTGCAATCGTTTCACCTGTAGTCGCACCCGTTGATTCAATACCGTTTCCGCCAGTTACCGTTGCAACATAGTTTCCTGTAGTATCAGTGCCAAGTGTAACATCATCAGAGATTTGAGAAGCAGTAATTGAAAGATCACCTTCGTGCTGCGTAATCATTCCGGAGGTAATATCGCCATTTTGAATTGTAGAGTCAACCCAAGCACTTCCGTTATATCGGAGGAACTCACCAGTAGCAGCAGCAGTGATTGTAACATCTGACACATCATTTAATGCTACGGTTGTCAGGTATGTACCCAGATCGCTGATTTGTGATTCAGTGATAGAAAGTGTACTATCAATGATATGCAAACCAGTTGAGTTAGCAACAAGTGAAGTATCGCCAGAATCATCGACATTCACTCCGGCAGCTGTTACGGAAATACCGTTCGCGCCAGTAACACTAATGTCATCTGCGGCCACAGTTATACCGTCACCTGCGCCAACATTGAGTGTGACATCACCCGCAGTACCACCACCTGTAAGACCGCTACCAGCAACAACACTTTCAATATCACCTGCATCATTAGTAAAACTGAATTCACCAGTACTTGAGTTATAACTGAGATCACCAGCTGCACTAAACAATCCGCGGATATCAGAGTCGACTACTGCCAGTGTATAAGTATCAGTGCCATTCGCGTATGAACCTGAGAGGGCATTACCTGCTGTTAATGTAGCATCAACCCACTTCGCTTCAGTCGCGTCATAAACAAGGAAAGCACCTTCAGCGGGTGTTGCAACATTCACATCTGAAACATCATTTAGATTAGAAACGCCAGCGCCTGCAACCGAGTCAACATATGCTTTGATTGATTCAGAAGTAGCGAGAGCAGTATTTGAAACACCACTGTCAAAGCCGTCTACATCGATGACAGATGTTACTGCATAGCCTGATACTGTAAGACTAGCTGTATCCAATGAATCTATCTTTCCGGTACTATTCGCAACGAGTGCTTGATTTGCAGTTAAAACTCCAGGTGTCTGTTCACCGCCAATACGAATATTAGCAGAAGAACCATCTGGATGTCCAATATATAATACATCGCCGTTAGCGGTGTAGGCTAATTCGCCATTAGCTAAATTTGGTACGGTCGCGTTATTTAACGAACGCTTGATTTGCATTAAGTTTGCCATTGTTTTTTCCTATTTGATGGTACCGGTTATTATTCTTATTACCTTATTATTTATAATATTAAAATGTTCCACCATCAAGTTCCGCCTCAACAACTTCATAATTAAGGGTTGAGGAATTGTATTGAAGAAATGCTCCATCAACTTTATTGACAGCCTCAACATTTCCTATTGATTCTATAGTATTCACTGTTGCCGTTGATCCTTCTCTAACAACATTTCTCAGAGAAACTGGTTTATTGGTGCTACTCAAAACTGATCCAGATTGATTTAAAGCAATTCTATAACCACCTTGTTGTAATGCCATTATCGTGTGACTCCTGGGTTAATTGTTACGATTCCTTCCATGATCCTGGAAATAGTACCATCTGAGGTATAAGTTAGTTCCACATCATAAAGATATCGGCCGTGATCCATAGCATTAGAAGTAGCCGCATCAAGTTCCAATTGAACAGTACCAGTGTCAGCTTCTATCGTTACAGTAAAACTATTATAAGTTGTCGAGGTATAATATTTTCTAATATGAGATTCACCGGTGTATCCTGTGAGACTTAACGCAGTACCATCATCATCTGTCAATGTAACAGAAGTGATGAAATCCGATCCTTGATCAATATTGAGATTAGCCTTTGTTCCCATTATCGTGTCTCTATTCTGACAATGTTAAACGAATGTGTGTTGGCGCCAGTTGCTGAGTCACAGGTGGCCGACAATACTACATTCGCTCCGCTGATGCTTGGTGTTATTACTGCGTCAAAGTTATTGGTGAGTTCACCGTATCGAGTAAAAAATATATCGGTGTCATTATGACCACACATCAATTCAAGAGTAAACACGCTGGAAGCGTCACTGTTGACTCCATGAATAATATATTTGAATCCTTTAGAAGTTGTTTTATCAAACTGATCAATCACAAAAGTTGATGAACTTGTTGTGGATGCATTGGCCGTGAACATTCCTCCATCAGGAAATGTTATATCTCTAACAGATAGGTTTCCAGTGACATCCAGGTTTACAAGGTTGGCAGTATCAGAGACATCCAGATTTGCACAAAAAGCAGTATGAGTAATGTGTATGTTTGCAAAATGCCCCTCTGAGAATTGATAAGTGGTGTTTCCTACAGTGTAAGTGAGATCGGTGTTTGCAATGACATTTTCAAAACCAGTGTTACTTGAACCAAAGTTTAATTGTCTATCAACAGTCAATGTGTTGGCGACTGTTACCAAATTACAGTCAGTATCAAACGTAGCGTTTGAAGAGATAGTCAATAGAGCAGCGGAAATATTACCGCTGACATCTAAGTTGCCGCCTTGTAAACTGTCAACCACGGAAACAGTGTTAGCAACAAATGATCCAATTAATCTGGCATCACCATTTGTGTTAGCGACAGTGGAGTTAGCAGTGAGGACATCTTCGCGCATCAAAGTAGACATGTCGTTGGTTCTCAACAACCAATCACTGAACGTGTTGTTAGCAGCGTCAATTAAATCAAAACCTGAGTTAAGTGCCATTAAGTTAACCTATTTTCTATGTTATATAACCTACTTTGTAGGTCGCGAACTTCTTTTTCTAAAGAGTCTACTTTCGACTCCAATGTTTTTTTATCAATAATCTCACGCCGGCGTTGTTTATATTTCTCATATTCACTGAGATTATTATTGACTACAACACCATCATCGTTTTTTATGTACTCACTATTTATCAAGCAGATACACCGATTACACGATAATCATTTATCTTTGGTACAGTCACAGAACTAGTAGACAACATCACGGTTTTAATTACAACTCCTGAATATGTGTCATAAATCTCACCAGTAGATCCAAAGTAACGCACGATATTTAAATTTTCTTTATTATTAAATGCTGTATTTGGTGTAGTTAACTTATCTATTTTCAAACCGGCATCAGCAACAATATTGTTATTAGAGACAGGTGTTGATAATGTAATCGCAGTATCGCTGTCAACCGAGGCGATAGAGAATATACCATAGTTCTCATCAGGAAACAAAGGGTCGTAAATTCGAATCACATCGCCATCTGCTAGATCAGAAGTAAAAGTTGTACCAGCACCATTAACAGTTGAATTGGCCAGTGCAGTATTCGCCGTTCCAACTAAAGTTCTATCAGTTGGTGGGAACGAGGGAAATCCAAATTCATATTCACGGAAATCGTCGTATTGATTAGTCACACTAAATTCATTAGCTGACTTCAGTTCCAACTTCGTCCAAGACTTATCACCGATCGGTTCTGGGTCTTCACTATTTATAATTTTCGCAAAGCACAGAACATCAGTACCAGGTGGTCTATATGAATTATATATAACGCGAATGTCTTCAGCTGCATTTCCTTCACCAAATGTTAACATTCTTGATATGTGTTTAGAGGCAGAATTACCGTATGCAGTATGCTCATTGGTAGAATCATTATTAATAACCCACTGTGTTGATGAAATATTAACATCATTGATATTAATCGTGGGTGTCTCAAATGATAACAAGTCTTGCGGTCCAGTGTATTCAACTTGGAGAGCAATATTAGCAGACTTAGCACCTGAAAGGTTGGCAACTTCCAATGATCTAGATAAAATATACGCAGTATTGTTGGCAATTAAATTTGATCTGAATAAATCTAGGGTTGCCGGGGCGGTCATTCCATTGGTACTATTGGCGAAACTATATGTTCCCGAGACTTTATAGTTTGTGGGAAGTTTCATATCCATGCTAGTCGAGAATGCTGAGATAGGCACTTTATCTAAAGAAACAACATTCGCTGAAACACCAGATTCAGTGCCGATAATAGTATTGCCAGCCATTATTTTTCGCGTTGAGTTAGCAGTACTTTCAGTCAAATACAACCGACTATTAGAAGCAGCAAAATTTGTTACTTCGGCTGTTGTAGTTCTAATGTAAGTACCAGCGATGGTGTTCATTACAGGTTCACCAACTTTAACTAATGTGGCACTCTCAAGTCCGCCGCCGGACGCTGTTGGAGAATCTCCGATTTGAACCACCTCTACTTTTGTTGGATCACCAGTGTCTATCAGAACAATTACTTCATCGTCAGTCAAAGCAGTGAAGTCGGTGCCTACACCGATTAAATCTGTCGTGCCTGCGGTGATAGAGACGGTTCCAGTCTGCGCGGTAGCGGAAACATACACAATTTCACCAGCGAAGAATTTTAAACCACCTCCAGTAGGAGCGGTGATAGTATCGACAGTTAAGAATTCATCTTCATCGTTGTTTATAATAAGATCGATATTGGTTGATACGTCATATTCCGCAGCGTGTATCTCGAACTTTAGTTCAGTTTTGGGTCGGTTTTTAAAGGCACTGTTTATCTGACTGTTGGGGTCAGAATTACCATATTCAAATAAACCACCCCTATAATCTTTCTTTGCTCCTGGTGACGCATCGTTAGTACCAAGTGTTCTATCGCCAGATTTACAGTCCCATAGAATGTATCCTGGATCTTCGAGGTCAATCACAATACCATATTGCCGACCGGTCTTCAACGAAATCGGATCAGAGAACGCAAAGGTTGTACCAACAGATGCATCTGAAGAAGCAGTAATATTGCCATATTTCATTTTTTTAATTGATTTCGAATATTGACTTGTTACCACTGGTTGCCCATTGTCAACATCAACCAAAAATATAGTAACTCCTGGACTTTGAATGCCAGATGCATTTGAAATTGCATCTGGTTTTGCTTTGAAGAACAGTGTAATATCAGAAATATCAACTTCATCAACATTGTCGAGTTTGTTTACATCCAAGTCAAATGTCTGTATAAACTCAAAAGGTATTTCTTGATAAGTTTGTGCGGGACCCGGGTGAAGATATCCGGGGGATCCGAAGATTACCGGATCAGGGTTGGTTGATAAACCTGAATTTATCGTAAAGACACCACCACCGGCATCTGTTAGTTCAGATACAGGTAAAACAATCAGATCAGATTTTGGGCTTTCAGTTAAGGATTGTTCAATCTGCGTATACAGACCTGAACGATTAAAGTTTCCTCTGCGCCACAATCCATGCCAGAAAATTCTCAACTCTAATTCGCCATCGTCATCACTTAAAAAGTCGTCTCCACCCCAACTGTATCCATACTTGGAGTTTGAAATCAGTCGGCGGTTCGATCCTGTTATTAAGCGATTAACAAAGTTATTATAGTATCTTGAACGCCCCCGAGGGAAACAAAACCCTGTGATATCATAATAACTACTTGTTCTGACATTACCAGACTTTGGCGCTACAAAATTTTCATTGGGAACTAATACTTTGTATTTCGTGTTTGCTTTTAGGTTCTCAAATTCAAACTCTCCATATCCACCCCGGAATCCTTGATTATATCCTCTAAGTTTAAATTCTACGGTGGCATCAGACAGTCCAACACGATTGGCTAGTGAACTAGGTATATCTAGCAACTTCTCGCCTTTTTTTGTGTTACTCATTCAATTACTTCCTTTATTTAAGTGAAAATCTGGCCGTGCTAACGAGGCCCGAACCAACCATCGATCTATCTAATGAACCACCAGAAGAATAACTAACATCTGTTGTTGATGGTGCTGTTATATTATATCCTGTCAGATCAGGTATTGTCATGCCACCGAGATTTGTTGGCAGATATGTTGAATTAATTTTCTGAACCGCTTCTTCAATTTTAGTTTTCTGTACAATAGGTATCTGAGTGGTGACGGGTGGCGGGTCAAAACTCGCACTAGGACTAAACCCGAGTAAATCTTCCCTATTTGTCTTAGGAAGTCCTGTATCAGGTGTCTTGATCGGCACAGGAGTTTTCACCGGTCGTATACATATTGGCCAACGGACTGGCCGCGTAGGCGGCTTATAAGTCGGCTGCCATGGGGGTTTGATGACCGGATTACTGGGTGAAGGTGGTCTATCAGGATTAGTTGCCCAAACGGGTAACTGTATATCATTTAGACAGTCTCTCGGATATGTAATATAGTACTCATGGGCCCACGAAGCTTTCACCACTCTCACCTTCAAGTATCGACCAGCACTAGCATTATATGGAAAAGTTAGAACACCAATATGTGTGGTCCAATAGTTCTGCACAGCGTCCTTACTCGATTGTGCGAAGTCTTTGCGACCCGTCCAGTTTGGCGCCCAATGCTTGTTTATGTTATAGTTTGGGTCTTTATTCTGTAGTTGTCGCCTTCTGTCTGGTGTGATATTAGTAGGAGTTAAAGTCTGACTATTATATATCTCTGTAAATCCAGTTGACGGCGATGACGATTGGAAAATTTCGAATCTATCCTTTCCGCCGTACAAATCAAATTCGATCGTAATGTTCATCCCATCAGCATCGGCATTTGAAGACAGTGTAAATGTATTTTCTTCGAATACCGTACCGTTGTTTGCATTCTTTCGGTGATGGTTTGAAATAAACACCTCGGTATTGCAAACAGTGATCTCCGGCGGCGGAGGATCGATATCAACGATTACCGGTCCATCGGTGATATCATTCTGAGAAATAATTTTGCGTCTGTCGGAGGATAATTTTGCTTCGTGTAAAGAGACAAAACTATTTTTTGTATTTTCATCCATATTCAACTTAATATTGTAAGACTCGCTCGCTGGCAATAATAATCCGCCAAAGAAAGTTGTGTTCTGCTCTGGATGTGCGAGATCAGTAAAACTGGCACTTGTAAAATTATCAACAAAAAATCCAAACTTAAATCTTTCTAATGTTGAATCAACTGAACTCGGAATAGTCTTGTCTTTTACCTGATCTTCTGTTTCACTTAAATTGACATAATACTCCAGTGTGGCAATTCTTCGTTCAAGTTTGCCAATCTCTTCCATTGTATATCCGGGTGCCTGATCATCGATTGAAGAGATTTTAGTTGTGTATCGTTGCCTTCTTAGTTTAGCAGATGAACCCGCAAGTCCAGTTTCGAGAATGTCAACAATTTCAGTTGACAATGCGCCAGGCAAAGTTGGATATGCAGGTACATTAATTTCATAAAGATTTAATTCTGATGCAGTTTTAGTGGGTGTTTTTTTAACATCAGTTAAAACAGTATACGGCCGACTTTGGTCGTCCTTCGCAATCACAATATCTTTTCGGGGATTATAAAATACCATTGAACAGAACATATCACTTTCTGGCGCGGGAAACTTTATAGTCCCAGCAAATCGTGATGCATCAACTGCTTTTAATGGGTTTACCGGAGCGTCTGCGGCCGCGGTATTGGCAGTTACCGTGTTCGATGTGACTGGTCTAAAATCAATCGCTTCTCTTAGATCGTGATAGTTACCAGTGCCGCCAACAAACTCTGGAATCTCAAGTGTATTGACATTTGCCGTCAGGTCAGTTAAAGCAACACCATCTTCAACAGTGTATGAACTGACAGTCTTGACACCTTGTCCAGAGTGTGATGTATAATCAAACTCAACGAGAATAAACTTGTTCTCTAAACTCAGACTTGATCCGTATTTCAAGTGTAAGGATCCGAGATCATAATAGTTTTCAGTGTGATTTGCGTCAATATAAAACTGATCAGTAACATTCGTATCGGTCTCATCGACAGCAGAAGCAGAACCCAGATAAACATTTCTAAGACGAATGATGTCTGAATGACCAAGACACCAAGGACCAGACGAACCAGCAGCATTGAGGTCGGTATTTATTTTCACAAAAACATTTCTTACGGCAGTTTTAGCAACAGAGTTGGTCGATGTTCCGTCAGCGCGTTGATTGTATACTACGGAGACATTTGCAGCTGCCGAGATGTTAATGTCCATATCTACTGTTAAAGTAGAACCGGTCACTGTCGCAGTAGCATCGGGTCTGCCAGATAATGGTATTGGGACGCCGGTAGGATAACACCGCGTTAGAGCGCCAGTAGAAAGCGTTGAGGTGGGCAAATAATTCAATACTGTATCACTTACAACTTCCTTGACAAGAACAGTGGTGGCACCAATTTTAATATAATCGCCTGCACTTAGAGTGGTAAGAAAAGCAGACGCGCTGGCGGTGAGCACCCCTGTTGTTGATGAGACCCAAGTGCCAAGCGAGAGAGTGTCAATAAAATCTTCTTCGGGAGTAATGATCAATTCTCTTTCTTCAACAAAAGATAACGCGCCACTATAATTCCAAGTCGCGTTGGTGTCTGCCGAAAGTGTGAAGATTCCCGCCGTGCTGGATTCGACATTGGTCGCAGTAGATCGGTATTGATAGTCAACATTTGCTACCGACTTGAGAGGATATACTGTATCAAACAACAGAGAGTTTCTGTTTGTTTCTTTCATTACAGCACCGGTACCTGAGGTCGCGCCTGCCACCGGTTCTAATATCAAATCGCCGATTGCCCCAGCAACGAAGATTGATTTAACATCAAAGAACTTTTTGCCTTGACTCATTTTAACATCAAATAAGTACACGCGATAAATTGCTTCTGGTGTACCTTCAATACCATTCTCGTGTATAATTGAACGAACTCTCGCGTCACCTATTTTGGCGCCGGGAGTAGCAATCGCAATATCAATACTGGTACTCAAATAATTTTTAGCAGTACTATGTAACTCTATTTGACTGCCGGTAGTGAAGTTGTGGAATCCAGCAAACTCACTAACACGAATATAGTTACCATAATAAATGTCTATATTGGCATTTGCTAATGTTGTTTCCCTAGTTCCCTTCTCTACATTCTCTGAATAGTTTCTAATTGTCTGAACACGCTTACCATTAATATATGCGTGACCAGGATCAATTACATAAGAGAAGTGTGAGTCGGTGTTGGCGATGGACAGTGTTGAACGAGTTTGTAAGTTAAATCTATCCAGTACATAGTTACCGGACTCTTCATATGTTCTCCTGGCAAGTTCGTCACCTAACTTGTCATATTGTGTATTTTCTAAAATTGAAAATACACGACCCTCGGAGAAATTCACGAGAGGAAGGTATTCTGAATTTCCTTCTGCCTCTTCTTTAGTTTTATTTGTAAGTATCGGCACTAACTGAAGTCTATCAGCTCCTGGTGCATTTTCATTTAAGAATCCAGCAGAATTATCAAAGAGTGAGGTATCTTGAGAAGAAGTTATAATTGATTCTTGGGTAACATATCCAACCGACTCTTGGTCAGGTGAAGTATTATACTTGCTGATAATCAAAGATTGTGCGTCAGTTCTCAGAAAATGTCCTTTCTGATAAATCACACCCTCTGATACAGAAACACCATAACCGAATCCTATAGGATTAGTGGCAGAATTAGAAACAGTAACATTTGCTAAAAAGTTATCTGCCGTCAATACCAGTGCAGTAATGGTGCTCGGTTGATTGTTTTCGGTGGACACTGTAATGTGAGGAACAATCCGATATCCTGTTCCTTTATTTGTCATCGTGACTGTATTGATGCCACCCTCACCGGTGGTGGTCAGACTTGCGTTCGCACCCTGTCCGACGAAATTAGCTAATACGGAATCTGAAATACCTTTAGCGGTTACAGTAATGTCCTGATTTATTTCAAAATCCCAATTATCGGTGTTCGCAATCTGTAAGTCGCTGGTGAGTGGTTTGATCCGTAAAGTGACTGCCTGTGTATTGGCGGTTGTGTCAACGGAAATCACGGTCGCATTCGCGCCGGTGGAAGATTGAGTAATGATGTCGCCGGCCGCGAACACTACTGAACCAGTCGTATTTGAGAATGTTGTGCCGCCAGTAGTGTTCTGCACTTCAATTGCGCTTAGAACTACAATACTGTCGGTGTTAGAAAATCCACTCGATCGAGCGACCACTCGTATTTCTTCTATTCGATTGTCGTTGTTATATATTGTTAAATTTTCGTCAGCAGCAAATGATGCGACATTACCGGCAGTGCCATCATTGAGATAAGTGACATACAAAGTGTTTAAATCTGGATTCTGTAATTCAAAACCCGAGACTGTTGAATTGATCTTGGCAATTTTACCAAGCGCATTCTTGGCAAACAATCCTTCATAGTTGGACACCGCAACTGCAAAATTTCGATCGGTAGTATCTCGTAGTTTAACATACGGAATCTTTTTCTGAAATGAGAATTGACAACCTTCAAGGACTGTTCCTCTCTGTAGAATATGATCTCCAAAAGTTTCTATCTGCTGTTGCAACAAAGTCTGTAGTTGGTTTAATTCTCGTACCTGAACAGGGACAGACGGTTGGAACAGTATTTTGTAATAGTCTTTATCTTCTCGATAATCATCGAAATAAGGAGTGACTGATAGGTCTGTTTCAATTGACATTCTTTAAAACTCCAAAATAATACGGATTTGTTCTGATTGAGTTGATTCTCTTGTAACGGATACATCGTTCTGTAGATAGATGATATTGCCGCTCGTTGGATCGATATCACCATCATATTTATAAAACCCACTCTCAAAAATCTCACCAGAAGTGACACCAACAATATTGATATTTGTTGCAAGATTGCCCGATAATCTTGTTAAACTCAGCTGAGTTGTGTTTGATGAGTGTACACGAGCTGTCGATATTACAACATTGCTTGAGTTAGTTTGTTTGACTTCTTCATCGTTTGTAAACTCACCTCCGGTGCCCACACAACGAACCATCTGGTTATAAGTTACATAATTAAATGCGGGAGTTGATCCGCCAATTCTTTCATTCACATCAACGCCTGTGATCGTGGCAGAGGCGAAACTGTTCGCGGCAATAATAAAACCTTCTTTCGAAAAACCTGGACTGCATTTCTCAAGATACAATCTTGTTGAACTTGAGATAGATTTCACCACACCATTAGCGACCGGTCGGGCAAAGTGTAATCGTGCTGATGTTGAAGTGAAGTTAACATTAGATGCAACCACGATGTGCGAACTATTGCTGACCGAAGTCACGGTTGAAATAAACTTATTCTCAACAGAGGCACCGACAGTCTCATCAGATATATATATAAAATCGCCAGTCTGAAAAAACTTTTCAAGATCATTTGTATCAGCTGATGGGGATGTTATAGCAACTGTGCTTATTGATGAATTTACTGTTACCAAATCATTTAACTCAATTGTCTGAATTTGTCTAACAAGTTCACCGGTTCTGAATATGCCATCTGATCCCGCGCTATTGCTTTCTTTTTCAATATAAATTTCTACATTAGAATAGAGAGGATCACGGATTAGACCAAATGTGCCAAAAGTATTTTCGGCAGAGAGTGTGTTGCTTTCATCACGAGAAAATAATGAAGAAAAACATATTGCGGTCGAGTCTAACTCCGATGCAGGATCAAAACCGTGGCCACCTGGAGGTGAAAGTATTGGCCGCACAGTTGCATTTGATGGTGTTACTACATCAGCAATACCTTGAAGAACAGATGCAGTTGAGAAAGAATAATTTTTCCCTGGATTTAAGACCTCAACCTTACTTACACTATTAGAGGATAAAGGATCGATAATAGCTCTCGCGAAAGCATTCACTGTCTGTTCGCCATTATCTGTCAACAAAACTTGCGGCGATATTTCGTAATGTGTATCCTGTGTTGGGCTTATTGAAAATGTGTTAGCGTCTGTAGTATCTACGCCTGCAATTTCTACAAATACACCACTAGTATTTCCGACGGAACTTATAACTTTCTTAAATTGTCCAGCACCGGTGCCTGAAGTAAGAGTAATAATGGTATTACTATAAAAGTTTTGAGTTGAATTTGTAACGCCAGATAACTTAAATAGTCTCTGATTACCGTCAATATGAATATCACTGGCAGTAAATGTCGTGTCAGTGATATAATTATTATAATTTTTACCGGCCGCATCAACCTTAACCACATTGATTGCCCCAGCAACAGCGGTATTCTGCACTGATGTGTTTGCAATCATAGGAATATATTCTTGTGAAGAAAACTTATTGAAATCAACCGAAGAGATCGTGTACATGTATTTCCACTGATATCCATCAGAAGTCTCATAGTAGTCATCACCGGCGGCAAAGAGTGCCTCGTCAAATGTGTTGTCCTGAAAGACAGGCTTTACAGTTGATGCTTGACCATTATTATTGAATAGACATTTGTATACATGATAGTTACTAACCTCTTGCACTACAACAAAATACTTCTTTGTACCTAATAGAGCATCTTCGTCATCATACATGTCATATTTTGTATCTGAGGCCCAATCGTATCTTTTAACCATTAGGGTAATATCACTAGGCGTTAACTTTTTACCGAATATCATATTCCTAAAAGTTTCAACCGTCAAGTTACGATAACTTTCGTTAGGTTGGGTGACATCATTCTCAGTTACACCAGTGGCCATGTGATCACCGGCAAAGGCATAATATGTTGTGTTTGCCGGTTCACCAACAGATTCCGCCAATTGTTGCAGAATGAGTGTTTTTATTTCACTGGGTACAATTTTCTTTGCCATCTTTTATCTCAGTGGTTAAAGGTTCTATATGTTATTTATGAAATACTAGCAGTATAAAATGTGTTTTGATTCTCAAACAAACTAAAACTAACAAACATCTCAGTCAAACGAACTATATCTACTGTAATATCAAGTGAAGCTCCAATATCAGATGATGTCGTACTAAAATATTTACCAAAAGGTTTTGTGCCTGAAACATGTAATACATCAACTAAAACTTTACGATAAGTATCAAAAGGTAATGAGGTTAATACTTGATAAGAATACTCTTGATAAAAATCATTGTCATGTAGGTATTTATCACTACTTAAAAACCCCCTGCGACTTGTAAAGTAACCAGGAGCAATGCCCTGTTTTCCAAGACCTAGTTTGAAAGATGATGTGACGGTCGGATCACGATTAAGCGTAGCGTTTACTGTCTCACCATCACTGTAACCAAATCCAGAGTCAATCAAGGTTGTAGTAGAAATAAAATTATTACCAGACAGCGCCTCTGAAGTGACATTCGCGTTTAACCCAGTCCTAGGATAGTTTCTAAATTCGTTGACATATGACAATGTAACTGTAAGACCCGTTTCAAGACTTGTAAAAGTTTCACCTACAACAAAATCGTTTGTTGATGGATCGTCGTCCGAAATGGATTGAAAACCTCTTGATGTGGGTAGTGTAATTCTAGTTGCGTTGATAGTCTGTGTATTTAGGTCATGTGAGGTGATTACCGCCTTGGCATAACCGGTGTTTCCTTCAATCGTTTCGCCTACGACAAAGTTTTGACCGACACCCGAATATTTTAATTCATAATCATATCTTTCCAAATAATAAGACTTTGGTTCGTGTATTATAAAAATGGGGTCTTTGGCGTATAGTTCGCCTTGAGTGGTCTGAACAATGAACTCAACAGAACCAATCGAAACATCTTCGAAGGTAAGACCGGTCGTGGCCGTATAATCAATATTGGCAGCGCCACCGCCATAAGTAGTAGAGACATCTAAATTTGCAGTGTTGTATCCAGTAATATTACCTATAATAGTATTAGAGTAAAAATTGGTATAAGTTACCTGGTTGTTGCGACTACTGACGGTAAAGTTTGCTGGTGTGCGATAACTAAAAACTCTACCATTTGAATAAGATCCGGTTTCAACGCCGTATGTATTGGCATTTTCATAGAATATATTATTGATACTGATTACACCAACTTGAAACTCACTTATTTTTTCAATAGCATATGACTGTGCCGTAGATCGCGAATATATTGGGCGATCTGTTCTGAACGCGCCTGCGCCCGGATTTGTTGTTACTGTTAGTTGATACAATGGAGGTTCAGTTTTAATTTCACTGACTTTAGCACTGGCATATTCTTGATCGGAATCATTCAGTTGATATATTGTTTCATTCACTGTGATCGCATCATTGGCGCCGATTGTATAATCAATTTTAAAAGTGTCTTTGACTCCGATTACATTTGCTGTGGCAGAAATATCAGTATTGGTTGATATTTCGCTTGACAATGTATCGTTTTTTAAGGATAATGTATTAACATCGCCTATATAGTCTGTATTAAAGGAAGAAGCTCCTGCTGGAATGGGAAGGGTGGTGTAGAGTTTAAGATCGTCAAAATCGCCAGTTACTCTGCCAGTGTTATATAATCCAAGGTTTAAATCATTATTATATGTCTGAGTCCCCGGTAAAGTATCTGAAGCAACCAAAAGACCATTTAAATATAAGTATAAATTATTTCCGCTCTTTACTAACGTATAGTGGTTCCAGTCTGTCCAAGTGGGTTGTGTAGAAGCAACAGTAGTTTGCCAACCTCCGCTCACAGTGTGCCGTATCTGCAAGCTTGGAGTGGTTGAATTGGGTGCTGTTGCACCTATGTGGATTAACTGATTGCTGTATCCAGTGCCTATGACTGCGGATGTATCTCCAAAAGCAGAGCCGTCTTGTTTGAACCAAACCGCCCACATAAAATCACTGTTGTTATTCGTGGGTGAAGTTGCAAAGCGCAAAGTGTCGCCTGATGTATATTCGAACGCGGAATTGATCACGCCATCTTGACCAGTTTCGTATGTTGGTGTAGCGCCAGAAGTGATGTTTATAGAACCACTGCTACTTCCATCGTTGTCTAAATTGCCGTTGAACTTATTCCAAACATAAGGGGTTGGGGCGATCGGTACAAAACTATCATAGTCCATTACAAATCCAGTGGCTGAAGACTTTGTTACTCTTCCCGCATAAACCACAGCATTGGTTACAGAATCGATAATCTCAACATTAGAAGATACTGTAAATGAACTCATATCTTCATTGGTATTAGCTAAATTTACACTGACCAGATTTTGTTTGATTGTTTCAAATTGTTTAAACGCTGTCTGATGGTAAAACCACTCCTCGTTCTCGTTGGTCAAGTCATTCATTAAAAGTATTGATTCTGATCCTAGAATGCTAGCATTCGCCGAATAACCCCAACCACCATTTATTAACTCAAACTCTACCAAACCTGTTTTGTCTACTACCGAGTCAACACGCAGTTTACCTCCACGGCCATCACCGTCAGTGAAAGCGATGATGTCACCCAATTTGTATCCTTCGTCATTTTTAACAATCGTTAACGATGAGAGTGATCCGAGAATACGCGCACTTACATTAGTAGATAAATCATATGTTCTTACATCTTCACCTGTTTGAAAGTTACCTGAAACATTCTCAAGATAAACGACTTCAATAAATCTAGAATTCTTCTTGACACGAACCAGTCTATCAGCATAGGCAGTTGATCCAGTTATAGTGCCAGTGATTGTCTGACCAATCAACTGTACATTGGTTTCATTCGGATCAATTTCAAGATATTGTACATTGACAAACTCATTGTCTGATGCTTTCAACAAATCATCAGCAGGATAATATATACCAGCTTCAATACCGTATATTAATTTGAAAAATAAATCTACTGCTCTCTCGGTGCCCTTTGCCCTATAAAAGTCTAAAGCATTTTTGATAAAGAGTCTTTTGTTTGACGCGGTGTTGAACTGAATATCAGGTAGATACTTGTTCTTAAATGAAACAATGAACTTCTCAATAGTCGTGTCAATGTCACGAATATCTACTAACTTTCTTGCGAGGTATTCGTGATTAAAACTTTCAGCGGTGTTAATGTATGATGAACCACCGGAAGAACTAGTACAAAGAGTCAAGTCATTACAGAGAGTGTTACACCTAAACTGATCCAGTTTATCCAGCTGAACCATATAATAAGTTGAATACACAGCAATGATTTTACCAGTGGTATTTCCCTGCGTGACTGTATCGTTTTTATTGAAATTTGTTGTATCTTCAAGTGTCAGTAGTTGAAGATTATTTTCTGCCCACTCATAATATGCCTTTACAAAGGTAACAAACATTTTTCCTTCGTCACGATAAAACGCAGGAAACTGTCCCTCAACAAGAGGACTGATAAAGTCTTCAATCTGACGCATTAGAGTCTGACCTGTTCAACAGTCACGGTAATATCTTCTGGACGGATTTTTAGAATGGTTCTTCGCTCTGACTTCACATCTAGATCAAAAGTTTTAGCAAAAATATTAAAAGATTTATCAACCAGTTCTGTAGGCGCAAATTGATTTATTACTAAAACGCCTGTCTCATAATTAACTGTACCAATGTTACGAAGAGCAACGTGGGTTCCGAATGATGTTGTGCCGATATTCAGTATACCACCGCCGTCATCCTCAATGAAACATTCGTGTCCGCTAAAGATAAATTTAGAAGATGATATGATAGAAGTTTCGTTGGCACCGTGAACACTTGGTAACTTAGGTATATTGTCTTTTAACTTGACTCCAAAATCAACGGTGAAGTTTGTAGGTTTCTTAACCACTGGCACAATCGTTTTGACAGCGAGAATCTCAGTATCGTTACTAACGATTGATATCTGAGAACTATCAATACTAGCAAGAAGGCGACTATAACGAAGCGTCTTATTAAATCCATTCAAGGTGCTCGCATTATAATTTTGAATTGATGACTTGACAATGAACTGTATATCGTTTACTGTCAACTGAGTTTGGTTCAGGTTATAACGAACTTTAGAATCCACTTTAATGTAAGTATATTCGGGTTTCACGAATATGGGATCAATGGCCAATGGCGAACGCTTCTTTATGAAACTAGCGAATGCCGCTCTTCGTGAAGGAGGTAACTCATCTGTTGATTTCAAGTCAACAGCAATAATCACTTTACCAAACTTCGGCGGCACGAACTCTTCACCACCATAAGCTGAGACATCATTGATTTCAGTAAACTGGTTAGACAGCAGTGTTTCATAATCCCTTGATGTAACAACGCGCTCTTGTGTAGTGAACGCACGAGGAGCATTGAACTTAATGGAGTCTAGACTTTCTGAGATTGTTCCACCCTTAGCAGCCTCGTTCACAACAACATTTGTAATGAGACTTGTTCCTACTTTGCCATCAGCTGAGAACAACGCAATCCCGTTAGGTAACTCACCGTTACAAGCGCGATACTGAATCGTTACGATTGCTCTATCTTTTGGTTTGCGACCAATGATACCATCACCAAATACAATCTCATATCGGTCGTTGTCTGCCGGCTGAATAAAGAATACCTCAGATGTTGATCCAAGACCAAACAGAGAATCTGATCTGGTATATGACTTGAGAGTGCCGCCGTTATCTTCAAGCACACCTACAAGAAGACTTGTAACATCAATTGTTTTATTTGATAATATAAATCGTTGTGAGTCATCGTTATTGACTACAAATGAATCTGAAACATAATCGCCTTCGTATAAATTAATATTCTCTGCGATGAAAGTATTAGCCGCAACACCCGGCTTCGTAACAACATTATCACCAGTTACAAAAGTATAGTTGCGATTGCCCGATGTTCCAGTGAACGAGGTGCCGCGAGGAATAATAACTGAGGCCGCGTCACCATCATAGATAGATAAATTGACATTCGCAGTAGCAGACCTAAAAGAACGAGGTAAATAGTTAAGTTCTTTTGTGTGAGATATAACAGAATCGCGCAGCTGAGCGCTGTCAAGAAACATTTCACTTCCTAACATATTCAAATAAAATCCATTAAGATAACTATTATATGAAAGAATATCTAAAAGAACATTGATGTTTGACCCTTCAAAATCATAATCTTGAAAGACAGTTTGTTCTTTTAGATAATTTTTTAAATTTCCCTTGATTGAATCAAAATCAAGTGTTGTTAAGTCAGTCATTTATCTTACTCTATAAAGTGTAATGTTGAGTTTTTCGGGTGTCGGCGATGTTGATGTCGCAAACTTTAAACTTATAATTAACTCGTCTTCTTTCTCATTTGTAGTTACATTCAGTTCTAGAATTCGCACCCTCGGTTCATTATTGTCAATTGTTTTCCTAACACGATCTTCTACCTCACCCAATACTGTTTCAGAAAAAGGTTCAAACAGATACGCCGAAATAGTAGAACCGAAAGCAGGATTTCTTCTTCTCTCATATTTATTAGTCAATAAAAGATTCCTAATTGCCATAGAAACCGAAGATTCATTGGTCTTACGAGACAACTGCCTAGTAAAGGGATTAGGCAAAAAAGATTTATCAAAGTCACTATATATTTCATAGTCAGCATCAGTCTGTTTATACTCCTGATTATTCTTTATGATTCTTGCGGCCATCTGTTATACCTTATGCGTTTTTCGGACCACCGGTGTCGCCGGAAATAGTAAATCCATCCGAGAATGTATGAGTGTGCGCGGCGAAATCAAGACCCGAAGTTGATCCAGTTGTACCAGAAGCACCGCCACCATCCGTGAAGAAGTGTTCGTGCGTCTTCAGATTAATAGTATCAGCAATGACATCCGTTGTACCTGTGACTGTTGCTCCAGTTATATTGCCTGTTGTAGTAATATTTGCTGCCCCGAAATTTGCAGTTGTAGCGCCACTCACTGTAACCGAAGAACCAGAAACAGTAATTGTCACTGTCCCGTTTGTAATTTTTACTGTTTGATTTGCATCTATTTCGATATGCCCCGCAGAAGCAGCATTAGGATATGGATTATATGCGCCAGCAGGATTGTTTGCGCTAAATGTACTGTTAGCAGTTAATCGAATGCTTCGAAGTTCTATATCTAAATCTTCAAGTTCTTCTGGTATTGCTGCTGACTCTGCATCTTTAGTTACTTTTAATGTTTGAAATTCAGTAACTAAATCATCAATCTCGCTTTGAAAACTTGTTACAAATTCCGGTGTAGTATATGCCATTATCAATTATCCTGGAATTGTTATGTTTTCTAAATCAGTTATGTTATCCTGTACGCCGGCCACAGAACTAGAAACGCTATCAATTTGAGTTGTTACTTCACCAACAGCATCGCTGACTGTTGTGCTTAAAGAAACAATCTCATCATAACCAAGTTGGTCAAGTGCTTGGTCTTTCAAAGAATCGACGATACCTATTGCTTCATTCTTAATTGCGATTGCACCATCCATTACTGCGTCTGCTAAATCGTCTAAAGTATTTCTTACAAGATCAGTAATACAATCTGCCAACTTTGTAGCAAGACTAGCAACTGCCCCTGCAATTTTAGCAATTGCACCAGCAAGTTGTGCAATTTGAATTGCTAATTCGATTGCCGCCTCAATCGCTGGACCAGCGAGTCCGAGGACAACTTTTTTCGCCCACTTTAAAATCTTCAAGGGATCGGTGGGAAGCGACAATATCGGCGCATACTTTGATATGAGATCAGTCATCTGTGTAACTTTCGCTAAAATTAGATCAGTCACAGTTTTTACATATGTGTCTACTTGTAATTGCAAGGCATCACAATTTAATGCACCGCCAGCAGCAGTGAGTCCATCGATGCTGTCTGCCCATTCATTTACTGTATCAATTGTTCCTTCTAATGACATATATTATTTCAACCTATGTGATGTCTGTTATGATCCCGGTTTGGGTGTGATGTCTGTCACTCATCGATGTCTGTTACAATGCCTTTCGTTACTGTGATGTTTTTTCCGTTGATATCAGTGAACGTTCCTGTAACACCTGTACCAACAGTCAAACCTCCTTTGATATTCACGCTGCCTAAAATGCCGACAGAAGGTGTATCTAATGCAACTCCCACTGCTTTTAACTGAATTGCCCCGTCTAAACATTCCATGAATAGTGAAGTGTTTGAAGTGATTTTATAATCTTTTTGTACTGTCTCTGATCTATTACCTTCAGTCAGAGATTTATAATTCTCGCCAACATACACATGATAATCTTTAGCAACGTCAATATACATTGATTGACTTTTTGACGGCGACTTGTCAATCCTTCGTTCGTTTTCAGGTGTTACACCAACACTCAATACAAAGTTATTACCTGAAGTTTGTATTGTATTATTAAGAACATCAAGGTATAAATTGTATTTATCAAGTCCACCACCTGCGTAATCAGTTTTTCCGTTATCATTTATTCTATTTTTCGGTGTTTCTTGATGGCCGACTGTCCAGTGTGCTGAGTTACCAATCTTTGTCGTTTCAATATTGCCAATCTCAACGTTGTGATCTCGTTTGATTAGTTCGTTATGATCCTTTCCAACCACCTCAAAGGACGAATCCATGGTTTTCTTGCTGCGTCTTCCCTTATAGTCGGGTTCTGAAACGCCACCCGCAGTCTTATATTGAAACCCAGTTGGACCGTTTTCAGGCCAATCCTTCTTTTTATTCTCAAATGATCGTGTATCGCCATCTAAAAAAGGTGATGGTCCATTTGATATTTCTTCATAACAACCTGAGTTGTGCCAGATGTGTATGCGTTCATGATTGGGCGTATCATCCAGTTCTATCGCGTGACCAGACTTGGTTGTGTATGTTGTGTTATATGGATATTCTGTATTGTATGCTGTTGGAAACTCATCTACTGGTGCCTGATCTTTCGCTTCCTTTTTCCAAAGAGTGCTAACTGTATACGGTTCTTTTGGTAGTGTCTGACCAGAACCCGCAATCTTTTTTTCAGCATCGATGAAGTAACCCTTTGCCAACGCAGCAACATCACTGTAAAAATAATTTTGCTTTGGATTCTTTTCCAACTGAAGCATCGACTTTTTACCAGTCGGGATATCTGTCAGTGGTTCTGGATATCTGGATTCTTTATGGTATGTTCCAAAAATGACAGGTATGTTTTGTTCATGTCCATCAAGATAAAAACCAAACACATATGTTGAAAGTGCGATACCTGTCGGTGAAAGACCTACCGCATCAATCCAATCTGGAGTTTCAAACTCTTCCATCTCCTTGACTTTAATCCAACTGAGAGATGCGGACTGAACTGCTGACATCGGCCATGCCCATAGAAGGTCTTCATCAAGAATACCCTTGGGCATCGCGCCGCCTACGATAGACTTCTTACCCATCTCACCGGTCTGATCGTTTATTACACGAACCTTAACACGACCCAGATATCTAGGATCCTTAATGTCAACAACTCGACCCATAAACCATTTAAATTGTTCGCCAACCTTATAAAACATTAACCCAATGACCTCTTCAAATTTGGTCTCCTACAGTCGAGAACCATAAAATGTTCAAACTTACCTGTGCCTTCTTTCTGTTTATTTAACATGTGACGGATTGTTTTTACCAGAAAAATACCAGAATATACTTCTTGATCATCTGGAGCTGTAGAAAGAGCAGTGATTTCTGGAACCTTTACATCAATACAATCACCTACCATTAAATTGGTGTCACCATAAACTCGTAAATTCATACCATAAGCAAATATCTTTTGACGAAAGGCAGCCTTATAATGCATGTGTTGATTAATTCGCATCTCAGGGCGAGTTCCGTCTTTTAACGCTAGATTGACAATAGATGGAGATGTTTCGGCAAAAGAGTTAAATGATGAACTGTGTATGTCATCTGACGAATCCGTGTTCTTAAATGACTTATGATCGACACTATTCACATACTCTTGTTTCGCAAAATAGTCGCCGTGTAAGATATCAAACTCCACATATTTATTTTTATGTGCGCCTTGTTTTATTTTATTCATAGAATCGCCTTGATTGAATACTTCATATTTCAAGATGTTTCTATGATTCACTCGTTTGTCTACATCCTTGGCTCCTGTGCCTGTTGGATATTCAAACTCAAACTGACTTGCCTTTGATTTGCGTGTCTCAATCAGATGTTCTATTGTCAAGAATTGATATTTTTCATTATCTTCGTAGAATATATAATCAGAACCTTTATGTTCTTTTGACACCGCTCGTTCACAAATTAAATCTATTACTTGAAAGGGTCTGGTACGATTTACAGTGTAATCAAAAAATCCATTGGTTCCATCCGGTGTTTCTATTGTCTTACCACTACCGAGGTCTTTCTGAACAACCTCCTTTAACGCCGCAACATATTCCATGTCCTTATATCTTTTAGTAAACAGACTATAAGAATTTTTCATCGCGTCCATTGTCACGCACCGAAGAACATATGACTTCAGCGAGGACATGTCATTTGACTGCATGTTCGTGATGCTCTCTACAAAGAAATTATATGAAATCTCCTTGCCACTCGCGGGTGTTTTTATTTTAAAAGTAACTTTCTCTTCAGCGCCTATGGGAAGAAAGTTCATAAGTTCAATGCCTTCCGTCACCATAATGTCACAGACTATAGTATAATTATCTAAAGACTCAAAGATATCTACAGCCGTTACAAGATGTGATATCTCTTGAGGGTTACCACCAGTAAAGGTTGTGATTTTTATACTATCAAGTTCTACCGAACCCGCGTCAACTGTTTCCGCCATACTCTAGATTACCTCATAGATTCGGTGAGTTGGCTGCTCAAGGTCTTTGAGTTGAGCTTGTCAACTAAAAAGATTTCTTTTTTCTTATCATTTAATTCAACTTCATAATCATAATAAGAAACTGCCTTTTGATAGACAACCTCGGCCGCGGGAATTACTTGTCTATCTGTCTTAACCGAGGCAGCATTTACTGTTGCTGTTACACCGGCATCGTTGGTAATAGTATAGTTACTACCGGATGTAAAATCACCTAATACATTCTTAACATTGCAAACAGATGTATTCGCAAAAACAATTTCGCCGTGATTATATTCGTCTCTCTCAACTATGTCACCAAGTGTAAATGCTGTTGTCATTGGAGTCGTAAAACCAAACGACATAATCTTATTTGTGTTATATAAAATGGTTTCCTTGGATCGTTCGTAACCGACAACTCCAATTGCCGATACTAAAGGTGCCCAATACTTTTTAACATTACTAACTGAATCTGGGTCAATATTTTCACCTAGACTAAATGTCGGTGACAGTGCTTCATATCCGCTTTTAGATAAGATTGTATCATCAGATTGATAATCACTCTTATAATGAATAATTTTTCTAATCGCATTGCGGCGAGAACCATACTTCTTAACGATATATTGATCAAAGTCAAGTCCAGACATAGAGGTGTCATAGTGTGGATCAATAATGTCATTTGCCAGATAAACCAACCAATCGTAGTTAACATCGTCGTAGTAGTTAAAAGCAAGTTCATCAACCGTTTCATCGCGCTTCATTGTGTGAGTGTAAAATGCCGTCAAGTATTTTTTGACCGATGTTGACAGTCCAACTCTCTTCAAAATATTAATTGAAAGTTGTCCCTTATATTGCGTCAAGGGAAACTTACTGAAATACGATCTTTGCTTGTTAATCGCCATCGTTAGGAACCCTCTCTAACATCTTCTCTGGTAAACAATTCAGCTTCTCTCAACTGCATTGACAGAGCGATTGAAACCGGTGACCCATCATTAAAGAATGCGGAAGTGCCTTCTCCTGTATAGTTAACTGAAAATGTTTCAACGAACATGGTTTTGAATACTCCATATTGTTCTGCTCCTCTACCCTCAATCTTAATCTCAAGCAAATCGGGATATACCATAAAATCGTCTGACACACTTGGGAGAATCTTGAACTTGATTTCATCAATAATCTTTTTTAAGTTTGATGCATCATCCTTATCAAGAGGCACAAGTTTCCATGAAAAATTAAATGATCGAAGCGGTAAACCTTTGAAGAACACAGAAGGGTGTGGATTATAAATTTGACCCATTTCTTGTTGTATTACACTACCCAAGCTTGGTAAAGGACCGGAGTCTGCGGCCGCAAAGGCAGCGCGACCCACCACTGCCGCGCCGCCACTGAGCGCCGTCTCGAGCCCGGCGAGGGCCTTCTCACCCGCACTATCAGCACCTTCGAAAGATTCCATCATTTGTTCTCTGATTGCGCCAGTAGCACCTGTTTCCTGAGTATCATAAGACACATTTAAATCTTGTTGGAAATTTTCCGGTAAAGGCAAATAAATGTCTCCAGCCGGTCCGGTAGTTCCTTCAGATTGCGCGTCTGTTCGTTTATACGCAAGAAATTTTAATTTCAAGTAAGTGTGCGCTGCATTTTCGAGATTAGCGGGAAACATCATGGATTCCCCCGCCCCCTCACCTTGTGCTTTGCGTGCCTTCTCTGCTTCAGTGTCGGGATTGCTTTTACTACTCTTGACATTTGATGTACCAGATTTACCAGTCCCCGCCGTGCTGTCGGTCGCACTATCAGCTAAAGAATTCTTCTTATTAACCGCATCTGATACAATATTGTTTGTGAGGCTGTTTATTTGTGTAGAAGTGAATCCCGCATCCGCCAATCCAGAAGATATGGTAGACTGTATGGCATTCAAACCCGACTGAGTACTATTAGTGTTTTTCAGTGCGGTGACACTTGTTCCGTTGGTTGAATTTGGTGAATATGTATTGACACCAGTAACACCCGATTGTTGGACATTGATATTATCAATACTTCTTTGTAATGAACCAATCTCAATTGACGTTGGTAACTGTGACATCTATATTTCCTATAACTATAAATAGTGTAACTGATTACTTTATTTATACAACTTATCAGATATGGCACGGAGAAAGATGTAGATATGCCTAGATATTATCAAGGTGTTTTTAAACCTTATAACCCGCATAAATACAAAGGCGACTCATCTAATATTGTCTATCGTTCGCGGTGGGAGTTTCGTTTAATGGAATATTTAGACAAACATCCTGATGTAAAACAATGGGCAAGCGAAGAACTGATCATACCATATCGTTCACCAATCGACGGCAAGGTTCATAGATACTTTCCTGACTTCTGGGTTCGTAAAATTAACCGAGAAGGAAAAGAAGATGTCGTGGTTATAGAGGTAAAACCAAAAGCACAAACAGTTGAACCAAAGATTCAGAAAAAACTCACTAAGAAGTATTTATACGAAGTGCAGACTTGGGGAGTAAATAAATCTAAATGGATTGCAGCAGAAGACTATTGTAGGAAAAAAGGATGGCAGTTTTCCATTATGACAGAACATGATTTGGGGATAAAATAGTGGCATCATATATCTTTCAGAAAATCGCTAAAGAAGGTGAGGCAGCAGGTGTCAAAGCTGGGTCTGAGGAGTCGAAGGATTGGTTCCGTGATCAGGCAATGACAGTTGGCCAGGTCAATGTTCAGAAAGAGATGAGGAACAAAGAACGATTATCAAACAAACTGACGCAAACTGACATAGGTCGCATGTATCATTTCTTTTATGATCCAAAACATAAAAACACTTTGCCATACTATGATAGATTTCCTCTTATTTTTGTAATGGAAAGATATGGCGATGGATTTCTTGGTATGAACTTACATTATCTTCCTCCAGTATATCGCGCACGACTGATGGACGCACTATATACTATTGAGAAAAACGATGCTGTTAGAGACTCTAAAAAACTGAAGATGTCTTATAGTCTATTAGCAGGCGCAGCAAAGTTCAAATATTTCCAACCGTGCGTGAAAAGATACCTTGAAAATCATGTTAGGTCGAGGTATTTGTATATCCCTGCTGAAGAATGGGATGTGGCATTGATGTTACCCACAGAGCGTTTTAAGAAGAAGAAAAAGTCATCGGTCTGGAAGGATTCAAGGAAATCAGTTATTAGGAAATAAAAAATATGGCATTCAGTATTCAAGACATGAAAGACACCATCAACACCGATGGATATTTACACGCAGCAAACTATGAGGTGATAGTCATACCTCCTGCTGCTGTTGGTGGCGGCGAACTCTTGAGAATAAGAGCGGAGTCGGTATCATTACCAGGAGTTTCTTTTGCTTCTGTTGATGGTTATAAAGCATACGGAACAGGAAAAACTTACTCAGTACCCCATACATTTACTCCGGCAGCAGTTGCGGTAAATCACTTAATTGATAACAGCGGTGAAGTTTTAAAAATTCTAAACGACTGGAGTAATAAGATTGTAGATTTCAGAGGGGCTGGAGATGGCCGTTACACAGCATCATATTTCAGTACTTATGTTGTTGATGCTGATATAGTTTTATATGGTTCTGATCAGCAAATAGTCAAGACGATTAAGTTGTATGATATGTATCCATCAACCGTTGACCAAGTACAGATGTCTTGGGGCAGCTCCGACGAACTTGCGAAAGTAAGTGTTCAATATCAATTTGTAGATTATACTATTAGTTAAATTAAGGTGGAATATTATGTTACCCAAACTTGCCGTACCAACTTTTGAAATGAAACTCCCGTCAACTGGCGAGAGAATTTTATACCGGCCGTTTCTGGTCAAAGAAGAGAAAGTCCTGCTGTTTGCCAAACAAAGTGGTGAACGAGTAGATATTATAAATGCGATTAAACAAGTGATTACCTCATGCGTTTTAAATGATGATTTTGATATAGATAAGATCACTGTATTCGATATGGAATATTTGTTTATTAAAGCACGATCAGTATCCGTTGGAAATGAAATTTCATTCACTGTCAGAGATAGTACTGATGAAACAACATATGAGTTTAAACTCAATTTGGATGAGGTTGAAGTAACTTTTCCAGAAGACGCGAATAAACAAATATTACTCACGGATGATATTGGCATTATGATGAAGTATCCGACTATGGAGTTATCTGAGAAAATCGCAGATATCGATGATGTTTTAGATATAGCATCAGAGACGGTTAAGCATTGTATTGATTATGTCTTTGATAAAGAAACCACTTATCCTTGGAGTCAAGAGCCCGAAGAAGACAAGGATGAATTTCTCAATCATTTAGATCAAAGTCAATATGAAAAGATCACGGACTTCTTTACGCGAGTACCCAAGATAGAACACATTTTTGAGTACACGAACGGCAAGGGGGAAGACAAGAAAGTTTATTTCAGGAAAATAGAAGATTTTTTTCTATTGGGCTGAGTTATATGAGTTTACAAAACTTATATAAAATCAATTTCGACATAACTCAGTATCACAAATTTACATTGACAGAAATTGAAAATATGATTCCATTTGAACGGGACATATATGTTATGATGTTAGAAGAAAAGATTAAAAAAGAAGAAGATGCCAGAAAATAAAATAAGGTACTACGCATGATCGGACCATTAATAAAAATTATCATGAAACTGGGTAAAGGTACCTCAGCAGTGGGAAGAGGTGTTGCCAAGGGTGCCCGCGCAATGGGCAAAGGCAAAGGCCTGATGAAAGGCGCTATGAAGAAGGGTGGTCCTTTGGCCGCTATAGGTGCCATAGGTTCTTTATTTGGTGGTGACGATGAAGATGATGCGGCGGCGCCGGGTGCCCTTGGCGCGGCCGGTGAAATCGGTACTCCTTCATCGTCGGCAACAGGATCAGGTTCATCTTTAGTTTTAGTTGACTTTTCAAATGTTCTTGAGCTCAATATGCCAACCGTACCTGAGTTGCCGTCACTCGATATAAATGTAAATGATTATAATGAAGTCGAATCAACACTAAACAAAGATGTTGAAATACCTTATGACATAGAAAAAATGTTCGATGAAGAACAGGGTTCGTTGATCATACCCAAGAATACTTTCCTCGACTTTTCTTCTGATAAATTAAAGGCGTTGAGCGCGTCTGTTCTTACACTGTCATCAAACTTAAATCAAGTCAATCAACAAATAGCTTATCTCAACAGTAGAGTTGGTGGAATTGAAAATGCGGTTGCGCTGGCAGATGATGGTAATCGCCAAGCAGTCTTAAACCATGAAAGAGCGAAGGATGAAGAAGCGATAGAAGGATCAAAACCTAGTTTTAAAGATAAATTAATTGGAAAGGCAAAGAATGCAGGAGAAACAGCTAAAACAGTAGCGACGGGCGGGTTAATGGCACTTGGCGCTCAAATAGGAGCGGCCGCACTCGGTGTTGGTAGTATGTTATACTCTGAGCAAGTGGAAGCCGAATCGGGCGACGGCGAAATTGGTGCTGCCGAGTTGGCTGGACTAACAGCGGCCGCTGCGGGAGTTGGCATTGTAGCTCATAAAACAGGGAAAGTTATTGGTAAAAAGATTGCCGAAAAAGGCCTCGCTAAGGCCGCTGGGACACTTGGTCAAGAAGGCGCAGAAGCAGCTACGAAGGCAACCACGAAGGCACTTGGTCAAGAAGGCGCAGAAGCAGCTACGAAGGCAACCACGAAGGCACTTGGTCAAGAAGGCGCAGAAGCAGCTACGAAGGCAACCACGAAGGCAGCTACGAAGGCAGTAAGTAAGGCAGCAGTAACATCGGCAATCGAAACAGTAGCACCAAAGAAACTGGCAGGTTTAGCAGGCAAGGCAGTTCCGGGAATTAGCTGGTTGGTTGGTGGTGCGATTGCTGTCACACAATTGGCGAAAGGTGACTTCGCTGGTGCTGGTTTATCTGTCGCCGGAAGTGTAGGCGGGATTGCCACTGCTTTACCGGTTGTCGCCATAGAAATCATAAGAGAAGTTTATAATGCTGTTTATGGTAATCCTGACGGCGAAACGACGTATGAAAAATTCCCGCATGAATGGGATGCCGCGAACCCAGAAGAATCTGATTATGCTGAGAAACAAAGTGAGATTTATGAACCTGTACAGGAATATATCGGTTCATGGTTTGAAAGCAATGCAGAATATCCAGAAGATGAAGAGTCTTTAAAGTCTGCTATTGAGAAAGGAATATACGATCACGACTATGTTGGTGATTCAGAAGTAGATTTAAACAGAGTCTCAGAACTAACTGTTCCTGAGATGAAAGCAATTATCGGTGATGACGATATCGATGACGAGACGAAACAAGTTCTACAGAAACAAATAGACATTATCGAAGACCCAGTACCACCAATACCAGAGTCGGGAGCGGGTGTATTGGAACTTGATTTTCTTGCTGGTGCAGGTGCTTCAGGCACTTCAGGTGCTTCAGGCACTTCAGGTGCTTCAGGCACTTCAGGTGTTGCTGGTGCTTCAGGTGTTGCAGGTGTTGCTGGTGCTTCAGGTGCTTCAGGTGTTGCAGGTGTTTCAGGCACTTCAGGTGTTGCTGGTGCTTCAGGTGTTGCTGGTGATTCAGGCACTTCAG